ACTACAGTTTCTATATATTCTGGTTTACCATCACTACCTATTGATTGTTCTAACTTTATGGGAAAATAAGGCCCACTACCAATTGTGTTGAGTTGATTATAGTTTGCCATTAGTTAGGTTGTTTAATAGTTTCACTTTCTATATCTTCCACCTTAGTCTCGGTTAATTTACTACCAGACCAAGATGCAACAACAGTCTTTAGAGCAGCCCCACCATCCTGAGGAGTTGGTGTCCATGATGTGAAAGCTTGTTTAAGATTGTTTATATCCTGCTCTATTTTGTTTAGTCTCTCTACTGTTGAGGTAGATTCTGGAATACCAACTTCTCCACCCTGCATTATAATACTATTCGCATCGACGTTTATATTACCGTCTAGAGATTTAATAATTATATCTTGCTGAATTATTGCAGTTAATACTCCAGAATCACTTTCATCCAGTATAATTTTATTGCCTTTCGGGGTTATAAATCCCAGTACATTGGGCTTATTCAATTCTGGAGGCATCTCACCTATGGCCCAACCATGATATGACCATAGAGGGTGTCTTGGATCTCCGTTCTCAAATTCTACATACACTATAGAACCTTCCCTCGGAGATAACCACTTGAATCCAGATCCTGGCCCACCTTGTTGATGTTTAGGATATGCCCAAACTTCTACACCTCTTAAAATACTTGGTAAGTATACACATACCTTATTTTGAGAATCTGGGTCATAATTAGTTATAACAATTCCCCGATATGTAGAATAGAATCTACCTATTGCCTCTATACCCCTCTGTTGAATTAATTCATATAAATTCATTGATCTTTCGGGCTTATGTTTTTATCTACTCTAAAATCAGTTCTAGCATCAAATATCTCCCATTTAGTTGGATCTGTATCTTGGTGTACTACTATCTGTGTACCTACATCTGGGTTAGCTCCTGTTCTATAATATTCATCTTTCCAAATTGATTCTCTATATTTTCTAGCCTCTGACTTAATTTTACTTGGTATCTTCCAAGCATCGGTAGTATAAGATTCTTTAGCTATATTATGAGATTTCTGGAATACTTCTTGCATATTAACAGAAGTAGATATCTTATTTACTATGGAGTTTCTTGACTTCTTTTCAAAAGTCACCTCAGTAAAATATCCACCAGTATCAAAGCTATGTTCAACTTCTTTGGCATACCAATCACCAGAATATCTTTCACCTACATTCTTGATCTCAATAATTTGAGAAGACTTCATTAAAGGGTTACCAACAAACTTAGCTTTGGATTTAATCTGACTGTTTACTGATTCTATTATGTCATTAGACATAAATTCCCCAAGAGTTGCAAATAATGGGTCAGATACTACTCGTACACCTGGTACTTGTACTTCCAGATCCATTTCTACTTGTACTTTATCACCATTAGGACCATATATATCACCGGAACTATACCTACCTTCTGTTGGATATATAATGGTTATATTACTCATTTTCTTCAAAGCTCTGAATCCAGCCTCCCAATATGCGGGATAACCCCCATACATTGACCTCAATTCTTTCGGTACAAACTTATAAGGATCTAACATTACTTTTACCCTACGGTGAATTACAAAGTATGATACTTCATCTGGGGGCAATGGTAATTTTGGAGTATCTTTTTCGTCTACCTCTATTCCCTGTCTTATCTTATTCTTAAAATCTAATAAAGCTTTTTCATACTCACTCAACTTATTCAAGTAATCATTCCATTCGGCCTCTATCTGATGATTATAATCATTAACTTCCTCTGAAGTTAAAGAAGGATTTGAAGCTATACTTCTTTGAGCATCTTCTATGGATTCATATACCGTATCGGGTACTTGCATTGATCTAAATAACTCGGTATTTACTTTACGACACATGAAATCCAAAGGTTCAAGAGATCCCTTTATTTTAGACATCCTTGTTACATCTCTCTGTATCAACAAAGGAGTAGCTTTATTACGTCTTACATAAGCATCTGGCTTACATGGATCATCATTGGTAGGTACACATTGAACTAAATCAGTTTCTACGGTTTTAGTATCAGGATCTACACTTGAAGCTTTACCAGCCTCTATACTTTGAACATACTTGGTTTTAACTTGGAATTCCAATAGTTCACCAGTTCCACCAGCATAAGTATAAGCAAATACTGTTTTACCAGATTGCTTACCATTATGTATTTCTATCTTATTATCCCGGGTATCCACGAAGTTTGGTCCACCACTCATGGCCTTAGCTATACCAACCAACTGAGAATACTTATTCAGGAATGTAGCTGACCCAACTATAACAGTTCCTTCTGCATAAGTTGCGGGTACTGGTCTTAAATTATATCTCTCTGGATTTTGATATGGTTTAGCTAGATTACTTGGCCTAAGATCAAATAACTTTACACCTACCAACCCATCATCTACTTCTTCTGTATTTTGTATCTTGGTATAACATGGTAAGCAAGGCTTACTTTTCTCGTTGCTCTGTTTTGCCATCACATGGATTGTTATCTCTTATTTCCAAATGTACACCAGCCTTCTCTGAATAATCAATTACTGTCATTGGCATATTACCCATGGCTAATTCATTGAATACTTCCAGATAATCGGTCTTATCTCCCACAAATTTTGATGGCTCTGCTTCCAAGAACATCTTTGCATCAGCAAATTCTATGGTAAACCTTACACCATCTGGAGTAAATTCTATCTGATGACTTTTTACATTCACTAGCCTTACAGGACCAGATTTAAAAGAGCTATCACTAAATATCCATCCCCACTGTATTTTCAAAGGCATTTTGAATTGCAAAGATGGATGATCCACTATATCTACAAAGTCTGTTACTATAGTAAACTTACCTTTGTCTCCTTTACCTTCTGTATACTTGTAATTAAAGTTCTCTACCTCCATACCAATGGGCAGATCATTAAAAATATCCATTATCGGAGATCCTGTACCATCGAATATGGCAAGATATGGTGTACCATTACCATTTAAGAGAACCGGTTTGCTATCCTCCATAATTTGGTATGATTAACTCCATGTCTGCATGAAGATCTTCAAATGGGTTGAGTATATCATTGGCATCAGCAATCACACCCCAAAATCCAGAATCACCATAATACTTGAAAGCAATGTTCTGTATAGTTTCTCCTTCAAGTACTGTGTGTATTAGATAATTGGTGGATATGGATGATATATTCCTTTCCAATGATATATCTCCATCTGGGAACTTTATTACATAGCTATCGTCATAAGGACTTGTTCCAGGAATAGTTACCATAATTATTTAGTTTTGTATGCCTATTCTCTCTGTATCAGTATTTTCTAGAGAATCTACTTCCCCACCATCAAGAATTACTCCAGGCGTATATTGCAATTTACTAGATGGAATTATTTCTTCCCAGGTTCTATTGTTTTTAGTTACCCTTTTGAAAGTGAGAGTTTGAGTAGCACAGTTGGGTAATAATTTAAGGTCGTATGGTTGGCTAACCGTATTAGTTATCCTCTGACCAGTATCTGGATCATTATCATATCTCCTCATCATACGAGAAGCATTCTGAAAGTTAGTTAACTCGTATGGAGCTGAAGCCAATATGAAAAGATCATCCTCGAATAATCCAGAATTTCCCCATTGTATCCTTAAAGTAGGTGGAGAAGAAATATACCCATCTGCTCTTGCCCATGATTCCAATAACCGGCATTTATTAACTACATCATCCCTGTGATCGGCATCTATTGAATACCACGAGATATCAAATGTTATTGTATCTTCTCCACCAGTATAAAAATAGAACGGATTATTACGACCCATGGATTTAACAGCTGCCCAAGTAGCAGCTGGTTCAACCCTCAATCTATCGGGACGATTCTGTATCACTAAACTGATAGCTGGTGATACATTTAGGTTAGCTATTACTATATCATTCTTTATAAGTTCAGATGTTAACTTATTAGCTACGGTATAATCTATAGATTTAGCTTCAAGTATTTCATTTGGATCTACACCTGAACTATTAGCTGATATCTTATTCTGATACCAAGGATCCTTTGATTGAGCTACTGAGTATGAACCATTCCTAGCTACATGAGCATTCCTGGCATCAGATTCTTTATTCTCTTTATTTGGCCTATCCTTAGCCATTGTAGAAGTAGCTCTGTTTCGTAATATCAAAGCCCTCCATACTTTATTAAGGGGAGATTGAAATATCCTCCCTTGCTCAAGTTCAGCTACTTCTTGAGCCACTTTTCCAACTGGTTTTCCTATTAGTGATGCCATAATTGTTTAGTTTACTCCAGCAGCTACATTTATTTCTGAATCTCTCTCGTTGAGATATTCTTCGAATACCTTTTTACCGTCTATGTTAATGATAGTGGTATTGCCTTTATTCTCTCTCTGATTAAGCTTTTCAGTATATAATCCAAGAGTCTGTACTAACCACCTCATCTCTTGAACTGTTAACTCTTGTAGATTATCCTTTCTTAAATTATATCCCTCTTTGCTAGCCCTAACGGCAGATGCAAGATCATTAGTTGCTCGGGTATTCTCTTCATTAGAAGCCTGATTACTTTTGATAGCACTGTATATCATTGGTCCAACTATAGATATACCGGTTATGGCTAATCCCAAAGGACCCCCAAATAACCCTACTATTCTAGAACCAAATCCAAGCAGTCCTCTACCAACAGAAACCAATGCACCCCGAGAAGCAGCATTAGCAGCTGCAGCTCCTGCACCAGTACCCATGAGAGTTCTGGTCATCCTACCAGCATTAGTTGTAGTTACCATAGCTGATGGTACTGGAGTCCATCCAGAAGCTCCTCTACCAGTATTAGCATAATACCTACCATTGGCTCCCATTTTTGCTGGAATATTACCATTATAGTAATATCTTGGTAAACCAGCTTCTGCAGCAACCATAGTAGCACTTGCTCCTATACCAGCTTTACGTTGAGCAATGATAGCTCTCTCCATATTAAGGTAAGCTTGGGCAGATATAGTAGCCTGTGACCAACCTCCAATCAATAATCTAACCATTGATCTGAAGGTAACTTGAGTATCACCGTTAAGTATTAACCATCTTGCTCTCAAGTTAGCTATCCTATTGGTAATCCATAATACACCAGCACCTATACTTGCTAACCCAGCTATCCAAGGTCCAAATGGAGTTGCCATTAGGTCACGTACTTGAGATATTGCCCAACCTACCATATCAAGGAATCCCATAATGATAGGATTATTCTGTATAGCCTCTGCAAAGGTAGTCATAAGGTTCTCTGCAGCAGACTGAATTATATCAATCTTACCTGCAAGAGTTTCCATACGTTTTGCTACTACTCCTTCGGCAAATCCAGCAGATTGATTTTGTATCTTATCAAGGAGATCAAAGTATCCTTCAGTATCTCTCATTATGGCAACTGCAGCACGCATACCACGTACACCAAAGATACTCTTTAATACTGCATTCTGATCTACAGTTGATAAGTTCTTAGTAGCTTCATTTATTTTACCAAGAATTACACCAAAATCTTGAAGATCTCCGGTAGCATCAACAAAATCTTTTTTACTCAATCCCAGTCTAGCTAAAGCTTTAGCTCCCTTGAAATTTGGATTGGTTATGGACTGAGTTAAGTAGTCTGCCATATTTCTGATAGAAGTACCTGCCATAGAACCTTGTATACCTGCATTACCCAAGGTACCTATCATAGCAGCTACTTGAGGTAACTGTTGTCTCAGAGTTACCATGGATGCTGCGGAATATTTGATAGATTCTGCCAAATCCGTCATGGACATATTAGATGCCATAGCAGCTTTAGTAAGCTGGTCACCAACTAATGTAGCAGCTCTTTCACCTTCCAATCCGAAGGTTCTCATTATATTGGTCAGTAAGTCTGCAGTACCTCCCTTACCCCCCAATTCCATTCCTGTAGCATTGGCCATCATTGCAGCACCAGATATCATTTCCTGTATCTGATTTGCATCATTACCAGCCATTGCTAAGTATTTCATACCTGAAGCTATATCTCTTGACATGAACATGGTCCTCAAACCTAATGTCTGGGCAGTTTCTGATAATCCAGACATCTGTTCATTGGTAGCTCCAGAGATAGCTCCCACTGAAGTCATCATATCGATGAAGTCAGCTCCAGTTGTAATTGTAGTAGCTAAGGAAGACACTATATTACTGGCTATATCACCAAACATATTTGTATATGCCTGAACAGCGGTTAAGTTAGCCTGTACAGCATTCTTAGCATCCCGATGTAAACCTCTTATAACAGAGCTGGCTTCTCTTGCTTGGTTAGAAAACCTATCTTGTAAGACAAGAGCTATACCTATCTCTAGTTGTCCTGCAGAAGGACTACCACTTGTAAAAGCCATATAGTTTCAGATTTATAGAACAAAAGAGAGATGACCCTATGTATGGGTCATCTCCTTTTTTAGTTGTTCGTAATATGCTTCGGCAGCTTCTATAAATTTCTTCCTACGCCGCCATGGGAGCTTTGCTAGAGTGTTAAAGTCAATACTAATCTTTGCTCTAACAATATATAAATATACATCTTCTAGTTCTCCCGTGGGTAGAAAAAATTATCTACTGCCATTACTGGTACCATAATACGTTGACCAGTATCTGGGTCCTCTATTTGAGTAGTTCCTGGGAATATTGGATCCATTCCTTTAACAGTGGAACGAATATCCATCATATCCTGAGAGGAAAACATTCTGAAGTTTTTAACGATCTCGTAATTTTCACCTACTTTAAGTTTAAGGTTACGAGCAATTAATTCCTGGTTCTTAGTTCTCTCGTTCATTGGTAAATTCATTACGTATGACTCACCTTCAGCACTGAGTAAATCAAAGCAAAGTTCTTTACCACTCTTAGTTGTAAATGTTATCCCCTTTGACTGTTTTGATACTGGATAAAATGGTATAGCATTAGGTTTAGCTTCCATTTCCTCCATGGTTGGAATTGTACCATAGTCAAAAAGGAACTCTTCTTTAAGATCTACTTCATAATCAATGGTTCTTACTTGACCCTCTGCTGGGCCTTCCCAGTCATACCTGAATTCAAGAGTTTTTCCCAGAGAGAATATACGAGAATTTATCATAATCGTATACCTATCAAGAGATGGCATTTTTTGAACATCATCAGCTGTGAGTAATCTTGTAGCCGTAATATCGGTATCTGTTACAATACCAGCAATAAATTTAGAGATGTTCATAAATGTTTTTGCATCTACTGGGTTTGAGAGAATATCATCATCCTCTCCATTCTGTTCCCGTATGGTTACTTCATAACCACTTGGTAGTTTAAAGGTAAGTTTCTTACCATAAAGTGTTTGATCTTCCATTGTGTTGAGTTGTTAAGTATTCTGAAAAATATAGTATATGATAACGAAAAAGGGAGAGTTCATTGCTGAGCTCTCCCTTAGTGATTCACTATTACAGCTTCTCGCAAGTATCTACTGAGAACTCCAAATCCTCCAGAGTGTTATCCGAACTCATTCGGTCTAAGTCCTGTCCGTTTACCTTGCAAGGCCATACTCCGGTACATGTCCAGGAGTTAAGGATAGATACTCCATCCTCGGCCAGCTCATTGATGAGTACCGTTTCCTTATACTGGCTTGGAGTTAAACCCCCACCAAGCAACATATCCTGAACTGACATAAGCCAATCCCATAACCAAGTATCTGACCCAGAAGTAGTTTCCAATTTGGAAGCTGTTAAGTTTCCAACTGATACTCTACCAGCTGTTTTTACATCGTAATTTACATCACCATGTGAAACTTGTTCAATACTTACCTCTGGTATACCAACCTTCTGAAAGAGGAATGCGTTTATGGGATGTTTGACAAATACAATTTGCCATAAGAACTTCTTCCTCGGATTTTTTACTTTAGCTCCTGCCATAGTATTATATCATTTATTTGTTTATTACTGTGCGGATATGGATATCTCACCAGTGCTCTTATTTACCGAAACATCTATGATAACATCCATCTCTATATCCTGCATTGGAACAATTTCCTTATACTTCAGCTGAGCCTTATACTTACCCTGACGAACATCGGCCTCGTTATTAACCTGAAGATCTTCATAGCTCTGTGCATCCTGATCTCCCAACCACTCATAAGAGGTAATTGCATTACGAGTCTGAAGGTCATCCAGGATATCCTTTGCTTCGTAGTAAATCCTCTTCCACGTTTCAAAGGTATTAGGCTCTTCTATATAACTCTCCAGAATTGGCCGAAGGTTCTTCTTCAGGTAAAGATTGAGACGTACTATTGAAATGAACTTTTCGGGGTCATCCACGGGATTGGAAGTGAATCCATTCCAAAGCATAGTACGCTGGCCCTGAGTACGAGTGTTCTTGATTACGAACAAGTTCATGTACCACTGAGCAAACTCGTTAAGAGTATCTATATCAGCAGGACCACCCAAGTTCTTCATCACTGGTCCAAGTGCCGAAGCAATTACACCACGGTTCATACCAGAGAAGGAATACCAAGGTCCATAAGTAGAAGCACAAGTTGCATCAAGTCCAGCTACAGAACCTAATACATCGCATTTTTGGAGAGAACCATTTTCGTTGTAGTACTTGATACCACCTCCGAAATATGCTACCTCCTTCTTAGGACCAATGGTCTGAACCATAGTCTTCAGAGCGGTTAATGTTTCATCAACCGTAGCAGGAGTACGGGTTCCGGCTGCATACTTTGGTACCTCTACATAGAGCATATTCTCGAATGTAGTATGTACATCATTAGCTACTTCGGTATATACCTCTATATAATTATCCAGATGCTGGTGTATGTGAGAGAGTACTACCGAGTATGCCTCATAGTAAACCTTGCTAGCATTGTAAGCAGAGATCCACTCATCCTTACCGGGGTCTGTACCAACAGTTCCCTCCGAGCATTCCATGTATACATTGGTATCACTGACTTCATCGGTATCAACCGTTCCAGAAGCAATCTTACCAATCATAATGGTAGAATTCCAGTTGGAGAACTGACGAAGTATAGAAACTATGTCTTCCATGGTCTGTATACCAGTTGCCAGAGTTTCCATAGTTCCCTGGCCATCACCTTCTTTTCCCTGAATTGCCTCGAACGTAATGTTTGGAGCATTATCCAAGAAATTCTGTAAAGTATCTACATTTATAGAAGGAGTAGTTACACCATCAGTTGTATTTGCTGATACAGCAGAGAAGAACAGTGTCTCATTTAAGATACTGTCATAAGTTGGTATCTGAGTTTCCTCATCTCTTGCCCCATACTGAATGATACTTGCACGGAGTGTTGGCTCTGTGGATACATTCAATTTTAAGTAGAAGGGACGATTCAAATTTACCCCAGTATTATCAAGTACCGGAGAACCTGCTTCCCGAGTACGAATAGCCATATTCATTGTAAGGCTATTCTCTGCTCCACTTGGATCAGAAATTACTATGGATATAATTGCTGAACCGTCTGGAACTGAAGTTGATGGTGCACTGAGTGCTGCAGCTGCTGGAGTTACAGCCATTGGTTTTGCCCATCCATAAGTAGCTCCACTACCAGCTACTCTTGATACTCGAACCTTTGCACCCATTTCAAGTGCCTTCATTATGTTCGATACCGAACCATCCGGAACTATCTCCGAACCAAAAATACGAGTGAACTGAGATGGGCTAGATATCAAATCACTTGGGTCTTCTAACGGACCCTTGGTAGTACGAGCTACCATGTTGATTACGCCCAACAGAGGAACACTAGATTGCACGTTCAGGTTCTTAAAGTTGAACCTTACTCTTGGAGTCTGTGGCATATTTAATTATATTAAAGTGTTATTAAGCAATAAATAATCCATTTGCTGACCAGAAAATGGGAACTGATAATTTCCAGCTCTAATTCTGGTATTTCTATCCATTGTATTAAGGTTAGGATCAGACTCATTAACCTTATCCAAAAGTATTTTTAATCTTTTGTCCATATATTATGGTACTTTAAGTGTATAATCTGCATTTTCTAGAAGAACAGAAATATCTCTTATTGGAGTAATTACCTCTGGAGGAGTATTTTTCTCTATGAGGCAATCCTGTACTTCAAATTGATATACTTTTTCCATTAACCCGTTTTCCAGGTCTGGCATATTGTAAAAGTTAACTATCCTAAGGTATATGTTACCTGTGAATAGGAACTCGGGTTCATCGTAGGGTTTTAAGTAACCTCTTTGTGGTACTGACCAGAACATAATTTGATGCAGCAATCTCATGTGTTCTGATGATAAAGCACACAACCTTATGTTCATATATTGTGATAGGGATTCATAAGGTACTTCGGTTGCAGTATAACCTATACCCTCTTCTTTCTGTATTATTTGTCTTGGTAGTCCTACATCACCAGGATAAAATCCTTCTGAATCAACTACTATTCTCGGGGTTTCTTTTATACCTCGGGAATGATTATTGCCTACTCCAAAGATACCTATATAGAAACCCTTATCATCTATTATCTTTTTAAGATCTTCCTTAAACCTTTCAGCATTTTCTGCACTTGTTGGAAGATAGTCTTCTGGGTTTATAGTGTAGCCCAATTCAATGGCCATATTCAATAGAGCCATGTATATGGACCTCTCTATAATTTCCTGAGAATTTACCATTTTACTTGATTGGGTCTTACACCATATTTTTGAAGTTCTCTACGTATCTCTGTTAGTATAAGTTGTTTTAACCTATTCTTACCACCAACAGCTTTAAGAGATGGTGACCACACTGGTCTTGATGGAATCCTACCATCGTTGGATCCAAATTCTAATATTCTGGCTAACTGATTTAATGTTAAACCTTTCTGAGATGATCTTCTTGTTCCAATTGGTAATCCTATCAGAACTCTAGATTTATACCTATATAACCCAACTGACCTTGAATAAAGGCCAGTCAGGTTATAAATAGGATGTTGTCCCCACCTTTGGATAGTAGCTGGGGATAGCGGTTGCCATGTTACTCCACCACCAACAGGTGGTATACCCAAAGTTAATGACTTCTTTACTATTGCAAGTAGGTTTCTTGAGAACTTATCAACGGCTCTATCATACCCTATTTGCATACTTTGACCAAGGTTACTTACTAAAGCTTCAACAGTTTGCCATTCACCGTTTAACTTTACTTGAAGAACCAGGTCTGATATTTTAGGTAGAGTGATATTAACCGTTCTTGCCATTGTTAAAAATGTTTATCGTAAAAGTCCTTTAACTTTGAGTAAACAGTTCTAATTACACCGTCCTTATGATAATGGTACTCTCCAGCATAACCGTCTATTCCACCAAGTTTGTTTGCCCATTTCTCTGTCCAGAATTCGTAGTAATTATTCTTTCTATTATGGAATAGGCAATGAATACCACTACATAATCCAACTATGGGTAAATATAATGGCCCAAGTATTCTGGACTGTATGCAATGACCAAACTCGTGATCATAAGCGGGTTCTTTTAATCCTGACCTTTCTGAAAGAAAGATGTAGTTTCCCAAACTTACACCGCCATTCATTGTAGGAGCTACATAGAAAGCAGTGCTTCTTTGTTTAAGAATCCTTTTCTCTCCTCTCAGTACTATCATGTATATTAAACCTGCTAAGTTTTGAGGTAGTTGCCAAATATACAAAAGAACATGTACTAGAGTATGCAATAACTTCCCTAACTTAGTTTTATGGGAATGTTCTTTTAGGATACTAGACATTACCTATTTCTCCTCTAATTCTGCCTTTGCTTTTATCTTGAGATAATGTGCAAAGTATCCAGCAATGAAATACACTATCGGATAAATGATAAGCAAGATAGCTACAAAACCATTATCCAACCATCTCCAAATACAAGAGAAGATTATTACGGAAGCTATTAGCAATGCTACGTACAGCCATCCAAGTTTTGATATTTTCATAATACTTTTATTTTAGAAAATGTATACTCCTCCATCGTAGAAGTTAAATAACTCTGACCTATTCACTGACCCAGTAATAACTAAGTAATATACATTGTTATCACTATTAGGTACGTTAGTAAACTCTGTAGAAGAACCAACTCTTACATCTCCATCTTCATAAGTCACACTCTTTAACAATCGAGTTCTTGCCATATTATAGATGAATATTGTAGTTTCTGTACCGGGTGAACGGGGAGAAATACCTACAGTAAAATTAATTGCAACTTTTGATGGAGTTGGGGGTACTACACCAGCACTGGTTACATACTTTAAATACATAACCACTTTTTTGTTAGTATCCATACCAACTACTATATTACCAACATCTTCTGCTGTATTAGCATGGAATGTTACTTCATCAATCTTACCACGGTATTTCTCGTAGAACTCTACTACTGCATTACAATCTTCGAAAGTACCTTTTGTACTGGGTCCTAAATCTACCACCAAGTCATAAGGATATGGTTCACCTTTCCTTAATTCCATACCTATGAAGCTGGTAGTATATAAATCTTCTAAGCTGAATCCCCAATACGGGTTCTGAATAGAACCGTCGGGGAATGTATTAGCAATAGATTTAGAAGTTAATACACCATCAAGTAAATTTATCCTATAAATTAAAGTATCACCAAAGTTAACCTTGGTAGTACCACTTATAGTGTTAGTACCATAGTGATCTTTATCTATATTTAATCCTCCTAAGAAAGTATCCGTAGCAGTACCGTACTTTCTTAAGTAAACTCTGATGTTTAATACCCAGTTATTTTTTGACTTAACAGATATCATAGGAGTTATATTCCCCTCTGATGATAACCTGCTAGTAATTACATAAGGATCATTACTAAATGGTACATTTACAGTTCTTGGAGTTAATGGGTTTTCTGGGTTACCCTGTATTATGGATAATCCCATACCAGAATTATTCTCAAACTGATATGTCAGAGTTTTTGGCACAGTTTTATTTGTACCATTCTGTGAAGCAAAAAAAGCAGTAAGCATCCTACTTATAGTTTGTCACGTTTACAAATGCTCTAAAGGTTATATTAGTAGTCGACGACGTTGTAGGCACAAAGTGAATAGTATATACCTTTCTACCAGATGTAGCAGTAAATCCATCAACACCATCTGCTTTATATACTATACCTACCTGATCTGCGAACTGTACAGTAACACCATAAGGAACATCTATTACAACATCCCTGAACGGGCCGTTCTTTACTGGTGCGGTCAACAGGTTGGGAATCTTTATTTTCAGCGTCCCAGAGGTCAGATTAGTTGTAAGGTTTTCTCCTGGTATAATTGTTCTATAACCAGATGGGAAAGCCGTGAGTACGGCATCATTTGGTTTTACATATGTTTTCGTAGCGAAAACACTCATATCAAATGGGATAGAACCAATTAATGTTCCATTTTCTAAGATGGAGTTTAAAATATCCACATCAGAATAGTAATTAGCTACCCACTCTGCTACGTACAGTGATTCTATGGTATATGAATGAAGATATTGCCCATCTCCGAATATAAGTGCATAATAAGTATCAGTATTCTGGGTATCCAACGTTATTATGCCAATGTTACCATTGCCGTGAACAATAAACATGGTTCGTCCTAACCCATTGACGTCAGACCTTACTCCTAATGTATACAGTATCCACTGAATTAATTGTTGCAGATTGTTCTGATCTTTTGGATATACTGTTGGTGCAGAGTTCTCGTCGTACAATGTCGGAGTAGTTACGACTACGTTTTGTGCAGGTAAAGTACCCCCGAAACTGACTACCCGAGACCATGTATTAAGAGAGAGCACTTTCTGAACAAATTCATCATCGTGGGCATCATCGTACAATCCAGCGCCCTGTTTCTGAAAAATCTGGATATTCTGGGACTCTGCTTTTTCCGTATTCACCAGCATGCAATAGGTTTTCACATAGTAGCTATTGTACCACGCCACACCCCAGTGGCATTGTCTATACGTTGTATTGGGAATCTGATAGGTAGCATTAATTAAACGAAAATTTCTACTGTGGAGTCCGCTGCCCCTAATGCCGGTAAAAAAAAGAATCTGATTCAGAAGCTCATCCAATTTAGAATTAGATACATTAGGCAGGGCGAATGTAGTAGCGGGAATTATAGGATTTTCGGAGTCACCCGCTACTACGTCTGACGTATAAATTGTTCCTATTTCCTGACGGTTCAGTGACCACGATTTAGTCCACGTCGACAGCACATCCTGAATGAACTCATTGTCCACTGATTTTTGTGTAGTCACATTACCGGCTTTTTGGTACATACCGACTGGAATAGAACTCCCTCCGATACCGAACAACACCGTAAACGTCTTACTCTGTCCAGAATTGTAAAAAGCGACTCCCCAGTATGTTTCAGACGTATTGTTTACTCCCGTCAAGAAACGGAAATTGGTGTTCGCCCCGCGGAAACCCAGTGCATACAAAATCCGCTCTATGGTCGTAGTCAGCAATACCTCGCTCCCTTGTACCGGAGCTAAAAACTGCGTATTGGTTCCATAAGTCTGTTTAAGGAGAGCCGTAAAATCAAGGGTGCCGAGTTTAGTCCACGCCGTACCGTTTATTACGTTCGTAATGAAGTTATCGTCTACGGGAGAATCGGTCACGTAATTTCCCGATCTCTGGAAAAAAGTGACTGGAACAGCACCATTCTCAAAACCAAAGAACACAGCGTACGTCCGCGTGTAATAGGCATCATAAAAGACGACCCCAAAATATTCCTGCTTAGTAGTACCGCCCGGAATAGTCACCGACCCGCAAACGAACCGAAAAAAGCTATCGGCTCTGGAACCGGTATTGTAGAACAGCTGCCCCAGCATTGAAATGATGGTTTGTCTGTCGGTAGTGTTGCCCATCGCATACTGGGTAGCATACGACAGAATAGCCCCTATGAATCCTCCTGAATTCATAAGGACATTCTTCCACACAAATTTCTGTGTATCAGATACCTGAATCTGTTCGTTACCGTCAGGGTTTACCTTCTCAGTGAGAGAATTTATATCTACGAACTTTGCCATATCTATTGATTATTTTTAGTATCTCTCCAACCAGCTTTAACTTCTGAAGTACCAAATGTAGCAACTGTGTTATTAAACATAGCTACTACTAAACTGTCTGTTTTTTGGATTACTGTTAAATAAGCCTCGGATTGTAATGCAGTTACTACATTTGAAGTTGTAGTTCTGAATACTAAAATTTTTCTTCTTTCTACTCCTGTTTGGTTAATATCAGAAATTATGAGTGATTCTGAACCCCCTTCAACTCCGGTATAATCTATGTAAAAATTATCACCCGAGCCATCACCCCATGGTATAGTAACTTTTGCCATACTTTAAGTATTAAATTTGGGGTATAGTAGAGATATCCCACCCTACTATACCAAAACTCCGTATCTTTACGATTTGGGAGTAACAGTGAATGTGGTGTTGGTATCCACCGTAACCTGAACTGCAGAACCACTCTGAGGTACATCGACCTTTGTCGGTGTAACTTCGATAAATGGATCACCAGCAGTCTGATTCAGTGTAACCGTAGCCTTCTGTCCACCAGCAGCAGTAGCAATAATCTGCTGAGTTCTGGCTTTAATTGTTTCGTTTGCTGCTGCAGTCAAAGTAACACTAAAAGTGTACTTAGCTTTAGCACCGGGGTCACCAGTTATTGCAGTACCACTAGTTGCAGAAGCTCCGTTTGCAGTAAATTTGATTGCAGAAATATCTGCACTGATGACATCGCCAGCACCTTTTGAAAAGGTAATCTTGGTAGTATTGGATTTACCAGTTAATGTTACACTACCACCACCCTTATCAACTGCCGGGCTAGCATTATCAAACTCAATGAACTCTGCAGCTGGGAGATGATTAACAACAAATTGCTTCTTCTCAGCTACACCGGAACCCTCTACTTCAAAAGTGGCAGTCTGAACTAAACGGTTACCTCGATTAGCAACTTCTGCCTTTACCTGTAAAGTGGTATCACCAGAACCAGTGGAAGGACTAACAACTACACCGTTCTGTTTTACTTCAGCCATTTTTTTTTTTTATTTGGGTCTAACTATAAATGTAGTATTCGTCTTTACGGTAGTTTCATCCTCGTAATTATTCATTTCGCTTAGTTCAAGGATGTACTTGGTCAACTCAAGGTACTTGCCTACATTTTCCATGTAATTAAGTATCTTTTTCGTCTCTTCAGGAGTCTCTCTCTTCAATACTACAAAGAATAACAAAGCCTCATCATGTGCTTGAGCAACTTGAGTATCACCAAATGGAGAATATACTTTACCATTGATTACAAACTTATCCTGTGCCCAGTCAAAGTCCCAGTAACCATCTTTGGTTAAATGTCCATTCTCTGCTAATGACCTCTTGGTTACGTATAGCACAATATTGATACCGTCTAATTCACCTGATACGGTTTCTTTTAATGAAGGCCAAGTTCTTATGTAGTTATATTGGATTAAGCCATCCAATAGATACGGTTCATAGTTGTTTCCAGTATCTTCACCGTAAGATAACATCTGGTCAAATCTCTTCAACCAGATTAGAGGTTGCTTCCCTGCATCCACTTCAACAAAGTCATTTACTATGGCTTTGTATCTATCCCATACTCCATTAGTAATCCTTTTCCTTCGTGCCATACCCTACTTCTTTACTGGGAAGCCTGGGTCTGGGCCATCTAATGGACCTGGCCTCCGGTGATTGACTACTTTTGGAACTACTACCTTCTTCACTGTTCTGCAAATAGGTAGATATATGGAAAGTCTTTCAGCAAGCATACACAGGTTTTGTTTGAGTATATCAATAACTCCACCTGGTTGCATTGCTTTTATAACATTGGATGAGGTTTTAGATTCTGAGTCTGTATCGTTGAAGAATTCTACCTCAGTTGGACCTGTTTGTATTCGTTTAACCTCACCTGAACCTCTACTTGATTCAGAATCTTCTGATTCAGAACTAGAGGTTGAGTTACTATCTTTAACCGATTCTGCAGTAGCACCAACCATTAATGAGATTTGTACAACCATATAATCATAGGCTGCCAATTCCATAATTAGCTGGTTTTCTAGAGCTTCATAATACAACTCATTATTAAATTCCTCTATTGGAATCTCATGATTTACTAGCGGCTGAATATACAGCTGCCATTTTTCAATGAATTGCTGCTTCTCTTTAAGAGAAACCTTACCGAAGATATCCTCAGGAATATAAGTGTCTATCAGCTCATAGATACTGCCAGGCAACTGGGTATTTACTTGATCACTAACTCCGATTACATTGGTTTTGGAAAGATTCTCTCCACCATAGTTATTTGTTATTGTTACCTTGACAACATAGTCGCCAGGATTTTCATAAAGATGGGAAGCAGTTACCACACCTACATGTGATTCTGTCTTCCCATCACCAAATACCCATGTTACCGTGAAATCATGAGGTAGCTCATCAGCGAATGCCCTGAACCTTGCATTTAGTCCAACTACGGTAGATAAAAAATCCACCGTTTCCATATATTACTCGTCTTCTCCGCTGTTAAACTCATCTAAAATGGCATTTACCAAGTCAAGCTTAGTATCACCATCTTCTGGTTCAATATCTAAAGAGATAGCCAAAGCTTTCAGCTCTTCTCCATTGAACTGATCCTTTATTTTTTCTGGAGCTTCGCCTGCCTCTATAAGACCAATGAACTTATCTTTAAGAGCTTCTGTGTCCACTTCTTTCTTTGAATCAGCTTTCTTCTTAGGATTAACTTCTTCTGTCTTGACTTTAACTTCTTCTGCCTTAGCTTCTATAAGGTAACCATTTGCAATAGCTGCTCGGATTACCCGGGAATTAAACTGATTCTCGGTTATCTCAACAACATCCTTGCGAAGTACCTTAATCTTAGAAGCCTGATCATAGAAGATACTTGCCTTTGGATTAAGTTTTATGTATTTTGCCATAGTTAAATGGATTAAAGGAGGGAGTATATACTCCCTCCTTATATTGTTAAGTGGTTTAATTATTCGAGGATGCCTTTCAGGTAATTATCTACATCCATGTAATCAGGGAATCCATTGGTAGAGAATTCCTTAGTTGCATCTATGAGGATAGAAGCATCCTGATACATCTTCGAGAAACCAGTAGTTAACGAAGCATAAATAGCCTCTGTCTGGTTCGATACTATACGTTCAGACTCAAGCATAAGCTGCTTAGCAGTCAACTTAATCATGGCAGCCGATGGATCTACAAGCATTACCTCATTTTCTGGAGTTCCACCGTGAATATAGAAGTCTGCCGAATTTGGAACTGGAGTCTTCAGGTTCAAGCGAGCATCGGTAGTACCCGACGAACGTAACTTGAATTCAGGCAGATCAAGCAGATCAAGTGCCTGCTCTTCACCACCAATTATAGTACGGAACTGACGACCAAGGCGTGATGCACGAATCCATACCCGAAGAAGGTCACGATACTGTATACCCCTCTGAGTATCACCTACACCGATAACAGGAGCCGATTCAAAACCATCAAGTTTGTTACCCTTTACGAGTACATCCATTGCCAGAGCATCCATTGCATAACCAAGCTGAACACCGAAGTCACGAAGGAAGATGGCCATTACATCCATGGATACATAGCTACGTACCTCATCGGTTACCTTGAATCCCTTACCGATCTTGAAAAGGTTTACCGACTTCTGTCCGAAGGATACAGTACCCAGAGGAATTGTCTCTGCCTCGTTAACTCGTGCAGGATTAGCATCCGACATATTTACCAGAGGCATGATAGCCGTTAGCCCATTAATAGGCTGATCAGATGCAATGATGTTCGGATAGAAAGGTGCCTCACGCATTCCAAGATAGATTGCCTCACGTACAATCTCAGGAACAAGCCAACGCAGCTCAGGATTAGGCATGGAGTAAATATTCTCCATCGTATCAACTTTCGGGTTGAAACAGATAGCCTTGAAATAATCCTCCTGAGTGAGACCGTATTTCTCCTGGAGCATATCACCCAGATGAATATCCACTGGGAGACTCTTGTTGCTTCCCTGACGGAAGCCATCCATGTTCTTTACAATTTCGGGAAGCTCCTTTAAGTACTGCTCCCGAGTTAAGGTTTTTTCTGCCATATTTAGTAATGTTATTTTCTGTTATTTTACCAGGATTTGAATCAGATCACCAACCTCAGCTACGTTGATAGCTATGAACTTAGTCTCTGCATTTTCATCGGAGGGCTGGAAGTTTGTATACGTTCCGCTTTCATCCAAAGTTCCATCGGTCTTAACATAACCAGTGGTGGTAAGCTCTACCTTAGCTATACCGTGTATAATTGCAAAGGCTTCTACCATTACAGTTACTTCTACACCAGCTGCATTTGCAGGATATGCAGGATACTTACTGTAGTTAACAGCAATACCGAGATACATATCACCAGCTGCCCCAGTATACGGAGAGATAGTTCCATCGTCATTAAGTTTTACCGGTTGACCCTGAACGATGGTATCGCCACTCTTTACCGGAAATGCCTGATGAAGCTTGTGCGATTCACTTTTGTAAATCACAGCCTGTTGGGTCCGTCCACCCACTTTGTGTAAGTCTGCCATAATTTAACTTGATATTTTAGTTGTTTGTTATTTCTTTTCTCCCCGAAGTTTACGATCTGCCAAAGTTAAAGCTATATCACGAGTAGATTTCGGTGCCTTATTCTTTTCCTCATCATCTTCGGGATTAATAGATGATGCTCGGCCAACATCATGAGAACCGCAATTATTGCAGTGCATGGGGAATTTCTCTTCCAGCTGTGCATCATAAGTCTTACGCAGAGCTTTGAGAGTCTCCAAAGTTGTTCCTTCATTCTCGAGTAAAGCCAGGATATTCTGGTCTACCTTATCCTCACCAGAAACTTTTTTATATGCTGCCACCGTTTCCTCACGATATGATTTAATGTGGCAATCCCAATTCTCTTTAGCCTCCTTATAAGAATTGAGGTCTTTTTCGAGATTGGTCTTTTCCTCGGTAAGTTTTTCAATTTCCTCATCCCTCGCCTTCACAGCATCAGCGAAGTCCTTGTTCTGCTGTACCAGAGTCTTAATCTGGGTGAGAGCCAGCTCTGTCGAAACTTCCTGACCTTCAGAAAGGGTCAAAAGATTTTCACCAAAGAGGCTCGCAAGCATCTGCTGCAATTCTTTGTCCATGTTTGTTTTATTAGTTTGGTTATTATGGTTACCCTTTCCGGCACCCTTTTCATAATTAGATTTACTGGTATTGTACTTTATATCTTTTTCTGAAAGAGCTTTGAAGTCGAATAGAGATACCCTCTTTATCGGGTCATTAGCCTCTGCAGCTTTCTCTTCTGAAAAAGAATAATACTGACTTCCGGCATAAGCAGGGCTATTTAACCTACCACTTTTAATCAATTGAGCAAATGGATCAGCTCCATGCCATACTAGTGATGTCTCTTTATAAGAGATTATCTTTGTAACAACCCTACGTATAAGTTCTCCATTCTCTGTGTATGTACCAAGTTTAGAATAGAACTCAAATATTTCATCAAAATAATGAGATGGTTCCCATACAAACTCTACAGTTACTGAATTTGAATGTATAGATGGTGGATCCATCTGTATACCTCTTGCTATACGAGGATTAGATAATCCATCTATCTTCATTATACCATTTATACCAGCAGGTATTACTACTCCAGTCTTTTCATCTTTGTAAGCATCTTGCCACTCAACGGATTTAACTGATCCTATAGCATTAGCCACGTCGGTATCATGATCAAGATTTACCGATTGACCTACTAATAATGGCATGGATTCTTTTAATACATCCTCAGGAAATTCAGTTGGGTTATACTTCTTAGCTACTATAGCTGCAGAAAGCATTCTAAACATAGGTTCTATGAAGTCACTATCCTTTGGCTTCAGCATATCTGCAGTTACATTTGGCATGAACTGATTTACATTCAAAGTTCCACCAAACATACCGAACCTTTCTAATGACTTCTTAGGATCATCTCTAAAATTGCTAGTTCCTTTGTAAAAATTTTCAGAAAGAGAGTGAGCGTCTATAACTATATCTGGTACATCTGATACCATCAAGCTATGTGCTGCACTCAACACCATTACATCGGTGTTTTGATGATTTTTTGGCATAATTTATCTCGGTTTACTATCTTGATCACCTCTTCTTGGGTTCGGATTATTTTTATCTCTACCTTTACGATCAGACTTTTCTTTATCGTCTTTTCTATCCTTTTTCTTCTTACCAGTATCTGTATCACCAGTACCGGATGAATCATCTGAATCTACTGGTGTACGGGGTTCTGGTAGATCAGGAGCTTCATACCCCATATCACGTGCAAATTGATCCTGGCTTATGATACCCTGATTGTAAAGTGTTATATTTACACGAGCCCTATATTCCCTTGCTTGCTGTAACTTAATGTCATCAGAAACTGTTGAAGTTCCAAATTGAATTGTTATTCCCTTGTTATTAAATCCAGCCAGACGCAGTTCTAGAGAATAAAAGAATTCCAATACAAATATTACAAGTGTTTGGATATTCTTTAACTGGGATATCATCTTTGACAGCTGTATACCAGCCCCTCCTTCTGTTCCAGCTTGAGATGCTGATACTCCTATGATAGAACCATTTACTCCCAACCCATTAGCAACAGACTGTTGGTTCATATTCCAAGGAAGATTTATATTCTGCATAGAAGCAGATGTAGACTTCAGATCAAATTCATGATCATCAATATAACCAACTACAACTCCATCTGACATACCACTAACTATGTTAGTCTTCATCTTACGGAGTGTACTGTTTAGACGACCTTGATAAGCTTTTTCACTTTCACCAGCAGTACGAGGAGGTTTAGCCATCTTTGCCTCTAAGAATCCAACCATACCCATGATCTCCATGATATGTTTGAAATTCTTTCTCATAGTATGCTGACCAGCTATAGAGTCTAATGCAGACATAAATGGAGGTACTCCATACGGTTCATCAGTATCATTGTACATCCCAACATAACAATATGTTTCTGTATTAAGTCTGATGAATGTATCCTTTACTCCATCTACTATCCTTGGATTCCTCTGATATGGATGATATACTCCATTGTTCTCTCTCTTAAACCTTATAGTTTCTGGTTTAATGAATAGTATTGTCTCTAATCCGGTCAACTCTTTATTTGGTACACCCTCTACTGATATTGCACCACCAACTAAAAGTTGAACAATGAACTTGTTTACCAATCCGTCTATACCAGCTGTATATCTTGACCACTTCTTAGATACCTCTCTAAGATGGTTCCTCATCTTGGTTGATTCTTCTGCGGTATTATTCGGGAAGTCTATGGTATGGCCAGTATTTGACAGCTTGAACATGTCTTGCAGTGCAATACTGACATCTGGGTTTACTTTGTATAAATCCCGAATAATTGGTATTAGTTCTGTTCTGAAGGTTGGAGTAACTAAGTTAGTAATACCATTTAGAGTTGTAATTAACTCAGAATTTCCCACACCATCATCTGGTTGGGAAACTCTTCCTGGACTTATAGAACCCTTTCCTTCGTCTTTGTTCTTTGATTCTTTAGGCTTTGACCTAATGAACCAACTGATAGGATTAAGTTTCATGTTATGTAAATTTGTTTATGTTCTACTGAGGAACTACTACAGTTGATGATGCACTATGACATCTGATGTGATTTGTTATGGCTTTACCGAATATGGAGTCATCGGAATATGTTTCACCTTCCAAATCAATATCCATGGATGATGTATTCATTCTGTGTTTACCCCTTGCAATTGGTCTTCCTGCACCATCATATATGAATGTGTAAGCCTCTTGTACAAAGAATGGATCCTTAATGATTACATTGTTTTCTCTTATATCCTTTTCAAGATTCTCTATAATCACCGACCTATTTTTAGAAGTAGTTAACCACCCGGGGAACTTCTCTTCATCAGGTCGGCTACTTCTTCGTTTCCTAAGTAATTTTGTGTAGAAGTAAAGATTTGGGTAACCCTCATCCTGAAGTATAGTGGTCACCGTCATACCTACATCATTTGTCTCTGGAGCTAACTTAGCAAAGTTATACTTCTCCCCGATATCACCAAGAAATCTAGCATATTTGTTCAGAGGTATTCTACCCTTGTATACTGCAGCCTCTTCTCCATCCCTGTCCATGCAAGTAAAAGCTGAGTAGTCAGTACCTCTACCAGTAGAACAGTCTGCTCCAATGAAATATTCTTTAGTTTCATCTGGTTCATTGAATTCCTTGTATTGACCTTTTAATCTTGAATTGATTATTGGGTAGTCGAATAAGCAATCTTCAATTGCTTTAATATCAACCATATCGAATACAGTGTTACCAGATGATAAGAAGTCACCATCTATCTCCTGAGCAGTTCTCTTAGGTCCCAAAGCAGCAGACATCTCTTCATACCACTTTTGATCTCGATCTGGATGCATCTGCCAATACAATCGTATGGGATTAAAGGTATTACCACCAGCTATAGCATCTACCCAAGTACTGTGAAAAAATGAGCCAGTACCATAAGGGGTACTGTTTATGATAGCACTCCCCCCAGTTGCGAGGGTCGGAAATGCTGCTCCCCAAATAGTTGAAGCCCATCTAACTACTGCTGCCTCATCAATTACCAACAATGACAAAGATTCAGAACGACCAGCTTGGTCTGATGTGGGTATAGATTCAATTATTGAACCATTTGCAAACTCCATGCTAGATACAGAACCGAATTCTCCAGTACGACCATTTGTAATTGGTTCTTGTAGATATGAAGGAAGATTCTTATACATGAACTTAATCTTTTTCAGTACCTTCTTTGCTACAGTATCCTTGATAGAGATGATGTTTATCTTCTTGTTGGGATGGTACATTGCTAACCAAAGGCAATACATAGATATCAACTCCGTAATACCAGCCTGACGAAATTTAAGGATGATATTGAACCTGTTCAGCATGAATTGGTATAGTACTGCTTTCTGAAATGGATATAGCAAGAACTTAACCATACCCAACACAGGGTTGATAACATAGCAGAAAGTAGAGAAGAAGAATGGATCCTTCATCACACGGACCAAGGTCTTAAGTTGTTCTGGTGTAATATTTGTATCTCCTTCTAGTAATGTCTTCTTTCTTGCCATATCAAAAACTGTATGAAACTCTTATGTACGGATCTAGTGATAAATTGTCCCTGAGTTTGGGATAATAGTTGAAATTCAACCCGGCCTCATAATTAAATTTACTGGTATTGTACTTCAAGCCTAAATCCAGATCATGCATGTTATGTACCGGTCTGATGGTATACTGTACGACTGGATCAAACCTTTTTATGAGTGACGTTTTCTTATTGGTTAACTTCCCATCCGAATAGTTGTACTGATAACGATCATAATTTACCTGGTACTCTTCAGTAAATAGTTTGCAGTCAGTATTGAAGGTAGTGATTGACAATTTATCTCTACTGGAAAGTATCTGCAGTAGTTTTGGAGCTTGTGGATAGTTAGTTAAGAACAACTCATTGTATTCAACCTTCACTGAATCTTTCTGTATGATAGTAACTACTCTATCAACATACTCTATTCGTTCAATTGGTACTGAATCTATCTGGTAGAGGAATACCATGCTAGGCAATTGTATCTTTGGAAACTCTACTTTGGGAACAAAAGGTTTATTAACCCAAACTGTATCGGGTTGATGGTTGATATTTTCCAAGTCATGACTTAACTCTGAATTTCGATTCCACATCCAAAATATAGTTAAGGTCATAAGTATGAAGGCTATGGTTAAGATTACATTTTTCATGTGATTGAGATTTTATGAAACCATTAAGGGGGGATTATAGGGGGGATTAAAGAAGTAAGTCTTAATCTAGAAAGAATAAGAATACTACTATAGAACAAAGTATATGTTTATATAGCTTTAGCTATATAAACTTCTATTAGTATTTTAGTATACTAAAATACTAATAGAATTCTCCTTATACGTATGCGTATACGCGATAGGGGGCTTGATTAGAGTATTTTAGCTTTCCTCAAGCAAGCCTTTAACCAAAGTGAATTCTCGTATACAGCTCCTTTTGTCAGGGTATTCCTCCCCTTGTTCAACCAATAGGTTGGATTGTTCTTATCAAAATATACCTTAAATGATTCTGGGAATCCCATGATGACTCTATATTCATCAAGTCCCATTATCCTTCCATGAGGATTAAATTGCCTGGATGAAGGTCTCACAGTCAAAGGGTAACCTCTCTTCCTATTGCGATATACTCCTGGTAGAGTTTTCATCTTATGAGTTCTCATTGGCCATTTGTGATCATTTTTGAATTCAGTTTTCCATAGCTTCCTCACTTGAGCTACAGTAAGAGTTGTCTTAGACTTATCAGCATAATGATACATTGCTAATTTCTTGTCATCAGATTCTCTGTAATTTATGTCTTTTCTTACTTTTTTCTTCAATTGACACAGATTCTTAGGCTTAGTTACTTGAAAAGTGTGATCAAATACTTTTGGATTGATTCCAGAATCCTTACGTACTCCTATCATCACTAATCTTTTCCTACTTTTCTGGGAATTACCAAATACCGTAACGGAATGACAGTGTACTATAAGCTGATAATCAGGCAAATTATTTTCCCATTCACTGATAGGGATGAAATCTAGAAGCTTTGGAAGGTTCTCAAGCATAAATACTGCTGGTTTGAACTTCTTAACACTAGAAAGATACAGATTTAAGGTTGCATCTTCTCTTGGTTTACCCAGGGTTTTCTTCCTTGAATAGGAGAATACAGAGCTATGACCACAGGATGGAGAACCAATGATCATGTCAATTTTGGTAAATTTCACTTCTTCAAGGCTCTTTAAGAATGGAATATCACCAAAATTAAGCTTCCATTGTAGTTCTCCTTTGGAATGGAATACAGCTCTTGGTTCAACATTAGCTACAAGATGATCTTTAAACTCGAAAAGAAGCGCTCCTTGCGCTCCACAGATACCAAGTACATTCATTGAAAATAGATTTGTTTAATATATACCTGATGGTCTTGCTAAAGACTACTATAATATGCAAATTTAATATCAAAACTATATGAAAGTTGGAGATTTACTACTGGTAACTGGCACTGCATTTTTTGAAAAGACCAAAATTGTTGATCGAAATAAGGGGATTTATACCCTAGAAAATGGGATAAAGACAGATAGAACTCTTCATCCACTGAATTCAACATATAAAGTTGAACCTTTTGATGAGGAAAAGTATAAAAATCTCATGGCACAGAGACTTTTAACCAGAAATTTGGAGAAATTGACTCTGATCAACAACAAAGGGATAGAAAATCCAGAGATTGTTAGATATGCAGCTAATAAACTAAGTCGTATACTTGAAAAACTGGAAGAAAAATGATACGTTTCATGATAAGATTCCTTATAACAAATCACTTTATAAGGGTTATAGGCAATGGGATTTCAGATGCAGGAGTACTTAGCAAAGCTTGGAAAGGAATAAACAAAGAGTATGAAGGCAATGAATCCTGGGAAAATGGCAAAAAAGAAGCCTTTCAAACATTCATCATCTGCTTTATAGGTCTAATCATCATTTCATACATAGTATGCTAACATCAACACAACCAATTTGGTTCGGATATACACTTATCATCATGTATATCTTAGGGTTTATCTTCTGTATCTTTCTCAGAAGTGTAATAAGTGAAACTCCTTTGAAAAGGTCAAGCACTAAAGTAAGGTATGGAGTTTTATTCCTTATATGGATGATGAGTCCAGCAGTAGTGATGGGATTATTCTTTTTAACTATGAAAGTTATATTCAGACATGGCGATAAGAAGAACTGATATAGATATAATCATACCAAGTGCAACATATCAACAAAAGAATGATATACCAGTATGGGATGCCTACATAGAAAAGGTAGTTATAGACGGGGATATTCCTTCCCTGATATCCGACAGGTTATGTGGAGGGATAAAGTCTATGATAAATGGCTATCCTCAAAAATTCAGTGGACAACTCAAAGGTAGTATAGAAAATATACTCAATGATACAGAGGTATATATCTATAAGAAATATGGAATAACTTACTCCAAATTAAGGGTAAAAAGAGATGGGTACTATTTATTAATTTCTACAAAACCAGACCAACCATTTGACATATGGGAATCATAAATCCTCAATAAACCATGATAGAAGTATTAAGTCATTTTCTGGGATTCTTTATTGGATTCACCATAACACTGGGTATTATAGGTTCAATTCTTCATTACCTACGGAATTATTCTAGAGAGTCATTAAATTTACTACTAGATTTATTTATCTTATGTATGATTATAACTCTGGTGATAGGTATAACCATTCTAATATTGCACTATGACATCTGAACTGAATAAGGATATGATCATACTGGATTGGATCTTGAATGCTAATAAGTGTTACATAAATGACCTATCTAGAGTAGGAATGTGCAAAGCATTCAAGAGGGTATGTCCCAAAGGTGAATAGGAACCTGGCTAAGCTAATCACTGACTTGGGTTGGGAAATAGAATACCTCTATGATGAACCCATATATAATGGGAAATGGTTGAGCAAATTGATACCAGAGTTTACTTGGAGGAGATAAGACAACTAGTCATTACAGGTATTATGAAATGGGGATAATTCCCCATATAAACCAGGTTCGTTGGTGGGATAAAGATGATATGAATCCAAAGGGATAGGCCTTATATAAGGAGCCTTAAAAATATCCTGGAAAATTTTGTGAAGAGCCTTTAAATGGGTTCTTCATTTTGTGTAGGGAAAGGGGGGAGTAGTAATAAACTGTGTTCATGTAATCTGGTAGTATGATCTCCTATCATTGAGGAGAGTCCTTATGAGAGGAGCCCGAGACATCTATCAGTAAAAATGAAGTTAACTACAGTTTGTGATGTAACTCTTATCGCGAGGTTTCTTTGGGAACTGGCAGTAAAAAAGGCACACGGTGTCCCTATCGCAAAATTAAAATTAATTAAAAATAGGGGACAAATTATGCCCCCTACTTCTTCAATGAAATTTAATTACTATTTTGTTTTCAATAAATTGATAAGTTATTTTATTTTTTATTTGTTTCTTTTTCAATCCATGAATTAAAATAGTTTCTTTTTCATTTACATATATTTGAAATTCGTATGTTTTTTTATCAAATATATGTTTTATTTTATTTAGTAGTTTCATATCTTTATTTTTCGTTCATTGCAGAAAGGAAATTTTTGATCGTGTCTTTCTTTTCTGTGTTTGCATTTGCGTCTACGATACATTCTACATTAATGTAAACTTGCTTTGCATATTCTTGCCACGCTTTTTTTAATGCTTTTCTTTTCTCTGCATTTTTATTGCTGGCAATAAATTCAGCAATAAAAGCGTCTAATTTCTTGCGCAATTTCATACGCAAATTTTTCTTTTCTTTGTCCGTTTTATACTCTGCAAAGATTTCTTTGCGATAAATCGATTTTCTTTCGCTGGTCGAAAAAATTTCGTTACCAATTGCTAAAATTTCATTTGCTTTCATAGTAGTAAAAATTAAAGGTTAATAAAATGCTTTGTTCTTTTCTGTATTGCAAATATACTACTGAATTTTTTTTAATGCAAATTTTTAGACATAAATTTTGATTATTTTTTCTTATAATAGTATTTATTTAGATCAATTTTAACTATACAAAATAATCGGTTTAGGTTTAGGCAGTAGGTCTGTTTAATGATCCATGATGATAAGTTGGTTTGTTGGTATATGGTCTGATACAATTATGGCCTTAGCTGGCACCCTGAGGTACAGAATAGTCCAATAACTAGGCCTTTAATGTTCATCTTCATTTTCGGCCTTTGTCCCCATATATCTAGAGTATCATATATTTATAAATAACTAAATACTTGTCTTATTAATTACAAAGTTCTATGATATGCCCCTGCTTGCATTGCATTACACCTTATTTGCATTGCACTGAATAAAAATTTAATATAGGATCAGGATATGGCACCTAATTGTACCTTAAAAGCCAATCCTAAAAGGCCTATAAGCCAAGCCACTAAAAGCGAAATAGGGCCTTAATAATATACCAATATAAAAAGGCCCCTAAAAGCGGGGCCCAACCTTGAAAGCAAATGAAGGTTAAATCTTATCGACCTCCAATCCTTCAGGTCCCATATTAAGGATGTACCCTGCATGAATCAGATTGTTGATTACAGAAGGTACACATTTCTTAATATGCAACCTGAATTCAGTCTGGCCCATATACCCTACGAAGTTATTCTTAGGAATATTAATGGCTAATTCAGTTGAATGATGTTTGGAGATAATTTCCAGAGCAGTAGTGAAATCCTTAATATTAAGCATGGCCTTAAATGTTTTTATGGTTTATTCTTTTTATTTCTTTATACAAATATAGTAATAATATATAATATATGCAAATAATATTTCAAGGCCATGATAGGGCCATAATCTAATCCCTGAAGGCCATATTAAGGTACCTTAACCTACCCTAATTGGCCTTAAAAGGTACCCTAAACCAGCCCTAACTGAGCCTTAACTTGAGAATTGGGATCTCCAAAACTCTATTCCTGGCATATCGATTTTAGACACCTGTTCAAAAATCACCCAAAAAGACTCGCATATTATATATAATATAATATAAAGTATTCTTTAAGGCTTAGGATTAAGGCCCATTAAGGTACCTTAAATGTACTTTGATAAAGATCTTCAATATCTCAAGTATAGACCATATAGTAGGCTATATGTCTCTTTAGATAAAGAGCCTTAGTTGATGGCCTTAACCTTAACCTTAAAAGACTTATATATTATATAATATAGACTTGAAAAGGCATGGGTTAAGGTACCCTAAAAGGTGCCTTTAAGGTACCCTAAAATGCCTTTTGGTCCCATTTAGTCACTTTTTGGCCTTAAGTCGTAGTAGCTAATACGTATAGTAACCAAGATAGCTCAAGAGCTCGTATGGTACACAGTGAGTTGGTAGGATAACCTTACTACCCAAAATTTCCTACCCCCTGATTTTATGGCCATGGCGAAATTTCGACTTCATCCCAAGTTTCCGGACCCATTATTATCCTTACCTATAAGGCCCATGAATAAAAGCTATTCTTTATCTATCATTTGAATACTGTTATCCTATTCTCTTTTCATATATGGGTAAACAAATATAAGGCCTCTAAGATATAAACCTAAAAGCCTTATATATGATTTATTATATTGATCCTTTATATTATGGATTGTATATAATTATTTGATTTTTCTTTGTGTTTTGGGGGTTATAGCCTTTAAGTGATTGGGATCCTTTATTTGATTAGAGGCCTTTTTATGGTTATATTTGTTTTGGGGGGGGATGTATTAGATTTAGAATCCGGGTTTAAGGTTCAGATGTCTTAGTACCTCTCTTAGTTCGGAATCAGTATAGGATTTAGCTTTTTCTAGAGGGATGTTGTTGTGGTTGGAAGCAATTATGATTGCCCTTTCTCTAGAGACTTTAAAGGTTTTCATTGGGGTTTTTATTTGGTTTATTTTTCTAAATAGGTATACTCTGTACTTCTTTTCAAAATCCCATTTAGTAGAACTTCTTGGTAGAAGGCTATATAGATTTGATAACCTTTCGTTCAATTGGTTCATAGAGAGATTTCTTAGTTCCCTATCTTCTAAGTACTTGTTCGGGGATCTTGGTTTGATTTAATCCGTTCACTAGTTGGATTTGAGGATAAAGTAGTTCTGACCATTTATTATAGATTGGTTGAGCTACTTTATAAGCTCCCTCCTCATCTTTTACTTTATTCCAGAAGTCATCATAGTCTTTGTATTTCAGAGATATTTCCCCTATTGATCTTAGCATTACTTCTATATGGATGCCATGATCGGTTTGCCTATAAGATAGAGGATTGCCTGACCAGCCTTCTTCCCAGAGGTTATTCTCTAGTTCAGCAAATGCTCCATTTACTGCGGTTACTCCGAGTTTTCTGTAACGTTGGCTTAATCTTAGCCATTTATCCTTTTCCTGAGTAGTCATAATTGTACGTAGTATTCAGTTTGGAGTTCTCCATACATTGCTGAAGTTTCAGAATCTAAGCTTTTCAGATAGGGATTATCCTGATCTTGGGTTTTGAATACCAATTCTAACATATTCACTTCCAGATCAGTTATCGATAATTTATTCTGATTCATTTGATCTTCCAACTCATCCAGTTTTCTGTTGAGTTCAAGTTTTAGTTGTTGGAATAATTGCTTGTTTTTCATAGCCCTAAATTATTAAAATTATTATTGGCTTTTCTTCATTACAAATATAAGCAATTTAATTTATATTTGCAAATTAAAATTCTGGGCCCTTTACCAGCTCTCGTCTTCGATAGTGATATGGATATTGTGGTTTATATTGATGTTTTGCTGTTGAACCTGTTTTTCAAGGTCATTCCTTTTCTTTTCCACGGATTCTATGAGTTCTTTGCCCTCTTTTTCGGATTTGATACGATAGTAGGATCTTTGGGTAGAGATATAATACCTGCCTTGATTATCAATTTTCAGTACTGGTTCTTCTACCATGATTACATCCTCTAATGGGTTATAGGTTTCTGGTTTGTGGTGAGGTACGAATAGGAAAGCCATTATTATGAATATAGCAGCTATTATGATACCTATTACCATGGGCTTCAGACAGCCCTGTTCTTCTTGCTCTTTCATGATATCTTATCTGATGGTTTTAATCTGGTTACTGTATTGTTGTTTGCAATGTATCTATCCATTGCCTCTTTCTTTATCAGAGCAAATGTCTTCTTACCTGTTATGGTATTCAACATTATAAAGGGAACTACATCCATTAACCTGGGTAATTCACCATCATCATGTTCTAGATCTTCTATGATCCTAATTTCTGAGTCATAATCTAATTCCAGCATGTAGGGAATTAATTCGAACATCTTCATAGTAGGCTGGATATTTACTTATTCATGAATTTCTACCATATCAATTCCACCTTGGTTGTATATTCCAACCATATATTTATGGCCATCCTGTTCAAAGGTGAAAGTCAACACTTGATGATTTCCTACTTTATGGATAGTAACATCGGGTTTTCCTCCAATATCAACCAATTGGTTGATTCTACTCTCTTTTCTACGCATGAGGTTAAGAGAATTGCCATTACAATGATAAGCTTTTTCATAGTTTTGATTTTATGGTATCTCTGATACCGATTAGTATTAGTTTTTGTTCTGGAGTTAGATGAGGATCAAGTATTGCCTTTTTAGCCTTTATATACAATTCCCTCATTTTTATTCTGTATAACGGCCCTTTGATATTCTTACATACCCAGTTATACTGTCTTTGTATTCTATTGAAAGAACTCATGCTATCAATTCTATTTTAATTCCCATATTGAGAAGAGTGACCTTTACTTCATCATCCCCAGTTGAGAGAACATGTGTCAGTTGCTGCATTGCTGGCACGAAAAACATATGCTTTAGAGTATCATCTCCGAAGTTTAACCAGAATGTATGCTTAAATGATTCAGGAATCCCATCAGAATAATATTTAACATTTACCTGGTAATTATATAATTGAAGCCCGAGCCTATCATCAAGTTCTTCAATTACCTCAGAATAAATATCATTTATAGCTTCCTTGATATATTCCTTATCCTCTTCATGTATACCATTGGATCCTTCTAATCCTTTGAGTAATACCTTCTTGTAATCTTTCATAATTAATGCGATTTTATTTCTTCATTACAAATATAAGCAATTTAATTTATATTTGCAAATTAAAATTAACGGTCGGCCTGGAATGGTATACCAGCTACTTCGAATGCTTCTTTAGCCTCTTCTGATAAATATTCGCATTTTTCTGAAGCTGCAAGATAAACTGTGCCGTTGCAGTCGCATACTACTCCAGTAATACCATGTTCTAATGGCCACATGGGCTGAACTGCTACCATTACTGGTGCCAGAGGGTCCATATCCTCCAATACTTGCATCAGATCTTTTACCGTAAAGGTTGAATCGATTGGATAAGTTTTCATAGCGGTGATTGATTAGAATGTGAAATCAGTGTAAACTTCTTTGTCTCCTCTTCGGATTACTTCATGATTGATGTTCTCCCATTTGTATATACTGTAGCATTTAGCCTGAGGAATGTATTCTCCTCTGACCAATACTTGAGAGATGTTAGGCTCTTTAACAGGGGTAAGAGTAAAGTAATCTCCTCTTTTCAAATCCTTGATTTTTCTCTTTTCCATAGCCTTTATTTTTTATGGTTTATATCTTTATTTCTCTTTATGCAAATATAATAAAATTATACTTAATATGCAAATAAAAGTTCTCGGTATTGGCATGTGGTAGGGATTTCTAGAACTTTTATATTATAAAGGGTTCTAGTTACTTAGGAAACAAAAATAAGACCTCTAGAAAATAGGTCTTATGGTCTTTTATTTATTTGGTCTTAGCTGATGTAGGAATTTGAGTAATGTAGTATTTATTTCCCACTGGTTTAGTTGGGTATTTTAGTAATTCATATTCTAAAGCTGAAGTATCTGGGAATTTTATATAAATACGTATACCTGAATATACTTGCCAACCTGGTCCCCACTCGGGTCTACTTTCGAATGTACTGAATATGTCTATGTTCATCCTGTCCGCTTTGGATTTTGTACCGAATATCTTATTTGTGAAACCAAGTACTACATTCTTAATAATAGGATAAAACTCAGGATCATACTCTTTGTACATATTGTAGCAATAGAGTCTAGTAGCTCTGATTAAAAGCTCTATCTTATCGTTTGTATACATAGCCATATGTACTATAAGATTCTATCGTATATGAAGAAGTTTGAGTGATCCTTAGTGAATGAATATGTTTTAGTGTTGAACTCTTTATTGATCACCACTATATCTCTGTTACTTAATTCTTCCAATTCATCCAGGTAATCGAATACATCATCAATTATCCCCAGATTTGCAATGTTTGTACCATCTGAAAACCCGAGAAGCATACCAGGACATATATCATCCATTACATCCAGTTTGATGTATTTCCCATCTTTGCTTATGGTATCTTCCCATTTACCATTATCGGCATATTTGAATAGATTGCACCAACCAGTTATGGTATGAATCTTTATTTTAGTAGCACTAGCTGATACTGATAAAGCTACTTTTGAATTAGTACATAACCATCCCTGCCGGTTTACATTTGTATCGGTGAATACTATGTCTTCGTGATACGGGGGGTAAGGTAATCCGAATACCATCATTTTTCTACCTTCTTTGAGTAACTGATTTACTCTTTCAACTACCTGAGTAGCATTAAATACTGGCTTTCCTTCCATAGTGAGTGATTCTTATTATAAGTTGAACTGAACTTCTGCTTTATAATCTGGATCAAAATCCAACTTAAATGGTATCCCCAAGTAGTGAGGACAGGGATTATGCCATATATGATGCTTACCTAATTCATCTGAAGCATTCATTATATTATTCTCTCCCGAGATATAGAACTTTATCTCTCTGTCATCTGAAGTTATTGCCTTCAAATAACCTTTTACAGTTATTGTAACCTGTTTCTCTTGTGTTTTAACTATTAAGTCCATAGCCTTTAAATTTTAGGGTTTATATCTTTATTTCTCTTTATGCAAATATAATAAAATTATACTTAATATGCAAATAAAAGTTAAAGGTTCTAGTCTTCTATTTCTGGGTCTATATCTTCGTAGGCTATGTTTTCTTCGATTTCTCGTCTGATTTGGTGATGGTCTTCATCAAAAGCATTTAAGGCACCATGGTAGTCTCCAGTTACGCTATCCAATTCGGCCCTTTTGATATTCAATCCTTCCTTATCGCCTCTATTACCATCTTGCTTAGTTGCAACTACTACAGGCAATTCCTTGAAGTCATATTGATTCTCTACATATTCTATCTCTTTGATACCAGAATTGTCGGCTAATTCTTTTTGTATCATAGCCATAGCTTCATCTCTGGTAAGAGATTGATCTTGGGAATCAACGGTATTGAATTGATTGTTTTGTTGAGCAAATATATTTACTGTACCTCCACCAGATATAGCTCTTACTAAACTCTGAAGAGAAGTAGTGGATTGTTGCTTTAATCCAATAGCCTTATTGACTTCAGAAGTAATGAATGGAGCATACCTTCCTCCCTGAGAATCCCTGAGTAATTGTACCTGTTGGCTTATTTCCATGCGATCTTCAAGTGCCCATGATATACAAGCTCCCATTAATGAATCAGCAATCTCATTCATCTTGCTACGGTCAAATAAACCGTTGTCTAGAAACGTTTGTTTCATTTGCATCTGAACTATTGCTGGTTCACATCTAAGAAAATCTGCTAGTTCATTTACTGAATAATATCTTGACCAAAGTTTCCCATTATTCACTATCCAAATATGGATTATGAACTTAGTCAAATTCTTTAGAGCTTCATCATCGCCATTGTTAGCTTGTATAGCCAATTGAGTTATACCAATTCCTCTTGGGAACCTTTGAGCTATTTTTTGTTCTTTCATAGTGTTGTATTTTGGTATCTAATAGTTGATCTATTAATAACCAAATAAAAGGCCCTTACCAAATAAAGGGCCTTTTAGAGTTAACTATTTAATAATCAGGTTGCTGGATCACTGTGTTAGGCTCACCCTCAATTTTGATGAGCTTATGGATATATTATATTCCCCAATATGACATTCAGCTTTAAGCTGGTTACTCATAGCAAAAAGTTCTGAAAATAACTTGGATACGTGTGGTGGATATACTATCTCTATATCCACTGAACTAATACTATAGCAAAAGCTTATATTTACTTCACTTTCACCAGCTCCTTGATAGAAGTTTACAATTTTATCCTGGGCCAATTTGGCAATTTCTAAAATGGTCTTCATAAAATCTTAGTAACTTTAGAGTCTTGTATTATTAGGAATTATCTCTTCATATTAGGCTTATCTTTCATTTGCTTTTGTTTTCTAGCCATACTTTGTGCAGCTCCATAAGCTATTATTGCTTCCAAAATGGGTTTCATTCGCTTTTGTTTTGCCTTTTCCTCTTTCTCCTTGGCCTTTAATTCTGCCTTAATCTTTTCATCCCTTTCAATGGCCTTTTTCCTTTTCTCTTCCAATTCTGCATGTAGATTGGGGAAAAGGTTTGCCCTAATAGGAATTACATGTAAGGCAAAGAATGCAGAGAATAACTTTTCAGAGAATGGCTCACCAGCTTTCTTATTAGAAATACTCTGGAATTTATCCTGCTGTTCCTTTACGGCATGAAGGAATTTTTCGTATGTGAACTGAACCTTCATTTTTTGGCAGGCAGTTATCATTGCCTCAATACGGTCCTTAAACTCCTGGCCAAAGGCCTCCATGAATTTTTCCCGGTTGAAGTTGTAATTTTCTCTATCCAACTTAAACTGTTTTACATACTCATTGGTCTTCATAGTGTTTTATTATTTACAAATTATTGATTTATTAAGTGTATTAATGCTTGTTCTCTAGATACTACCTGAAAAAGATATCCTACCAGGTTATCTTCCCAGTATGATAACCACATGTGATTTTGAAACCTGAACTTATTCTTCTCTTCTACCGATATATTCTTTGGCATCCCAGTAATATATAATAAATGAGGCCCATTTGTGTTCTCTATAAATACTGGATACCTTAAATTTTCGTCTACCTTAAAATATCCCTTGATAGCATAATCTGGAAGATACTGATTAGACCTTATACTGCAGTCAAATGCCAAATCTTCTACCTTATATACCTTTGGGTTTATTGGTAATTCATTATAGATATTATCAATATTGGTAGTTTGAAGGTAGTAAGTTATCCTTGATTTATCTAGCGTTACGCTTTTTACTTTCTCTGGAAACATTAATTTTTTTTTCTTTTATTGGTACATAGTCTTCTATATCATCCAGGCGATTAGTTACTAAGGCATATACGAATAACTTAGCAGAACGGAAGAAGAATCTCCTTATATTCTTCTCAGTAATGTAGTAATCATATAGCCTAAAAAACTTCTTCTGATGCCTATGTTTCAGATTTCTCTGTGTAAGATATGCTCTTAGAACTTCTTTATGTAATTCTAACAATTCATGATCTACTTTCTGAATTGCTTTCTCTGGTAAGCCAACAATCATAATCTTTCATAACATTAAATGATCATTATACTAAGGGGCCAGGACTTAATAATTAGCCCTGTACCCCTCTCCTACTATGAAAGATTAGATTGCAACTGATTCTTTTACGAATTGATTCTTATATTCAAGATACTCCTTCTTGGCTTTCTTGAACTCTTTAGAATCTTGGTTCTCGATTCTGAGCATTGCCAATTCCAGCTGGTGGATTTTATTTCTTACCTGCTGCCGGAACTTCTTTCTTGAAAGAGTGTCCTCGCAGTCTGCGGGATAAATATACTTTACTTCCCTTTTTGTTACTACCTCCTCTACGAGGTTGGCTTCCACCTTTTTCTTGGTTTTATCAACCAGTTTTTCTTTTTTGGTTTTCTTGACCTTCTTCTCTGAGGCCTTTTCTGTAGCTTCCTTTTCTTTGCCAACTACCTTCAGAGCTTTCTTTGATTTTTCGACCTTCTCAGCTTTTTCTTCGATGAGGTTATTGATACCCTCTACCAGATTGGTCTTTTTAACTTCCTGAGCCTTGGTGTTTTCTTCCTTTTTCATGGCTTACAATTTTAAATGGTTATACAATTAATTAAAAGTTGTTTTTATTTTTATTTCCTAATGCAAATATAAAGTAACTTTTTTATATGTGCAAATATTTTTATCAATTTCTTAGTGGTTGTGTTCTTGGTCTCTGGTGTGTTAACCTTTTATTGCTTTCCCTTTTATTGTTTATGCAAATATAGATATAAATATGAACCCCTGCAAATTATTTTGCTAATTATTTAAAGGTCTGTTCATGGCTTACTAGCTGATAGTTTTCTTAGTATAGCTTTGAACTGATTCATGTAGTGGCATTCCTTATTAGTACATTTACCGTCAGGAGTAATGTTTTCATTGGCACCACACTTGGTCATACCTGTTGCCTTATATGGACAACACTTTCTATGTGCTGCACATGCTGATTTGAATTCTACTGTACTCATTCGTAATACTCTTTTACTTTAGTTAAACGGCATTTGAATTTGAACGGCATTACATAGTCTCCCCACCATCCAGTTAGAGGTATAATACACCCGATAATGGCATAGTAGTAGAAAGTTTTTGCAACAAACTGCTGTTTCTCTGCATCCCAAAAATCATCTGTTCTAGCATCATCATCATTCTTAGGGTCTACATATACCCAATGATAGGATATCCTTATGAATAGCCATTGAAATATCAAGATATTCATCCATCCCAATAGAGTTATACCAAATACTTTCTTCCATACCCAGCTATTAGTTTTCTTTACTTCTTTTCCCATAATCCATAGGTTGATTTAACTTTCTTTAACGGATGAAAAATGTCTAATGATTCCCAAATAGATTCTGCTTGTTTTACTACTGCATCTTTAGCTTCCAGATGACTGCTAAAAGTTTTCCATAATACTGGAATATAATTCAAGCAAGCATGCTTTGATTCTCCTGGTCTTACCCTTATGTAGAAGTAGACTTCATTATCAATTATTTGACCGATTGTAACTCTTTCAAACTTAATAACGGCTTTTGGTTTGAATCCATAAATACTTTTATGCCTATCGCCATTAACATACTTGTTCAATCTGAATTTAATTAGACCAGCCATATCAATCCATATTTCGTTCAAAGTATTCGTAAAAATCCACATCTTCTGTTAGTTGATCCATCAGTTCTTCTACTTCCATATCCAAATGTACTGAAGCTCCTGATACTTGCAATGTTATTCCAGAACCATAATTACTTGAAGATGATCCATAAAGATTTAATTCTTTGGGTCTATATCCTGTAACTTCATCTCTATAATGAATTATACCATTTTCGTAGTCATAACTTTTTACTTCTGATACAGGTCTAGATTTATCCCAGTTTTTCCAATGAGGTTCTGAATCAGGAGTAGGGGGAACTGTTTGACCATCACATAGTATGCAGATTACACTAAATGCCGATATTCCTATGATACCAGTTTTAACGGCTTCCCATAAAGTTTTTGCTTCATCTGGTTCTCCTTCTGGTGTGTAATACCTTTTCATAGCTTTTGGCCTGCATATTTATTCCTAATCCTTCTTTCAAATGATTTGCCTACTGATAAACCATTTTCAATATCATCCTTGAAAGTATTAAAATCAAACTCCGATACAGAAACATATTTGTATACCTTATTTCCCTTGAAAGTTATGGTTATATCCCTATTATCGAGGTCAAAAATAACCTTTTCAATTCTGGATGATCCCGTGGTATTAAATACTTCTTTCATCGTTATCGTCCTTTAAGCTCGAAAATATTAAGTCCCATAGCTACTACATTATTTTCCTTCCTCAATGCCTGGCAAGTAAATAAAATATCCCATAAAATGAATACTGAATCTGAGCTCATTTCCATTAAGTCTTCTTCCATCATATATAATGTACTCATGATAGTATTGAACCACCTTTGGTTTAGTCCATTTACTAACATGTTTTCAATATCATCATACCTATTATTAAAGGTATCTCCTTTCATCCTTTTAAAGGATTCTATATATTCCCTTGCCAATGATTCTACTGATTCTAGAGAAGTTCCATAACAAGGGAATATAATTTTCCATTTATCTAAGCTTTTATCCTCTAAAAGGGATTCTAGCGCCTGAATCTGCACATCCATAATTTGATTCCAGATATCCTGAGCAGATAAATGCCTTTGCAATTTTAACCTGATACAGCCTCGATTAATTTTCATCTTTAATTTAATTTTGTTATGCAAATATAATATTTCTAATTATAATATGCAAATTAAATTCAGTGGTGTTATATGGGTATATCTAACAAAAAACCCCGAACCTGAGTATGATCCGGGGCATTAGAGGTTTACAGATTGCCTAATCTATTAATCCTCCTTTTTCTTGGCCTTCTTTTTCTTCTTATCCTTTGAAGCCTTCTTTTCTACCTTTTTCACCTTTACAGGCTCCTCTTTCCTCTTAAATGGAATAACTGGTTTTTCTTTTGCCAAATCCTCAGCATACTTCTTTCCTTCCACTTCTGCCTTTTCCTTAGACATAGTTTTCAGAAGAGTACGCATTTTCTGACGATATTTCTTTTTCTGATCAGAAGTCATTTCTTTGCCATCAACCTTCGGGTAGTCATAAGCATTAGGAGTGCTAGTTACCTTCTCTTTCTTGGGATGAACTTCGGGCTTTTTACTCTTCCGTTTTTCGTGTCTCTCAATTGCCTTCTCCTCGTTCAATTCACGAGCCTTTTTGTTTCCCAGGTTAATGATATCAATCCAAGCCTGTATTTTCTTACCATGTTTCTTGTGGCCTGTCCAATCTTTTTTAGGATCAAGATTGTTCTCTTCCATGTAGGCCAGCATTTCCTTCTGAGCCTTGCGTGCTTTACGAGCAGCCAAGTCATTCTTACTAACTTCTTTTGCCATTGTAGTTGAGTTGATTAAAATTAGTTTTGATTACCTTTACATGATTATAGTTTAGTCAAGGAGTTTTTGGTTTGCACTTCCTTTACCTCTGAGATAATTATTTCTCTCTTTTGTAAACTAGCCATTAATTTAAGGTGAACAATGGCATCCTCTTGAGATATGTTGGTATATACTATCCTGAATCTATCACTAGTGTTCTTATCTTCAAAGGTTATAGTTATTATATTACCATTTGTGAGATCTCCTATCCTCTTCACTAGTGACTTCACCTTGCCTAATTTTAAGGTTCTATCCTTTATTAAGGCTTGCTTTTTTCCAGGTGATAATCCTGGTATTGATAACCTTATATCTATATCCTGAATTAACTTACTCAGGTCCTTTATACGATAGATCAGCCCCTTTACTGACGAGTTAAATTGTCCCATTTTGGTTTTTGAATAGAGGTATCACTTCCTATTTTCTGGGCATATATTTCAATCAAATGCAATGTTCTAGAGATAATATATTCCGCCATCATTCTATTTTCTTTGGAAAGATCTTTTTCTTCCTCTAGCAACAGCTGATATGATTGCAATTGATTACATAATGCCAGGTATATAATATCATCGTCTTCTTGCATATATTTCTATACAAAATGGGGAGGTTCACCCAGGCTACTTGGATGACCTCCCCTGCATGACTCAAAAACTGAAGTCAGAATCGGTTATTTGGCATAAAGCCTACTCCTCATCTTCATCATCCTCATCGTCCACGATTTCCTCAGCTTCCTTGCCTTTCTTACCCATACCGGGCATCTTAGGAACAAGGTTCCCGTGCTCCTTCTTGGACTTAACCGATACGCCAGGGATTGTCTCATTCGAGACAGCAATTACCTTACCATCCTTATCGGTTACTACCGACGTAATGAGGACACCGTACTTACGTACGTTCATGGCAAAGGTCTTTACTACGTTACCACCACCAAGGTCGATAATATCGCACTGCTTGCTGTTGGGTCGCTGACCAGGTGCCCGGTTCTTGAGTCGCTCCTTCATGGCCTCACGTTTGGCCTTCTTCTCCTCTGCGGTCAATTCCTTCTTACCGCTTTTCTTAGTCTCAGTTTTTGCAGCCTTTGCTTCTACTGCCTTTTTCTTAGTTGCCATATCTTTAATTTATTTTATGGGTTTCTTTGAAAAAGGGAACTTCAAGTTTATTGCCTATTATCACCTATGAAATTTAACTATATTGTAACTTGAAGTTCCCTTGGATTTGGTTATAGTCGGAATTACCTTTACTTCTTCTTTTTCTTAGTGTCTTTCTTAGAAGCAGCCTTTGCCTTGGGCAAGGCAATACCCAACTCCTTAGCTACTGCCTTACGAAGTTTCTCTACATCCTCTTCATCAAACTCATCAGGATCTGTTTCGAGTTCCTTGTCATCGCAAAGATCTTCAAGAGCCTCAAAATCCATTTCGGCCAGATCCTCGGGAGTTACTTCATCATCGTCATCAGATTCCTCATCGTCTGAGTCATCTTCATCTTCATCCGAATCTTCAGAATCATCCTCTTCGTCATCATCAGAATCGTCTTCATCTTCATCCTCTTCGTCATCATCATCACCTTCTTCCTCATCTTCATCCGAATCATCGTCATCAGATTCCTCAGCTTCTCCGCCAAATACATCTTCAGAATCTTCAGCCGAAATAGGAGTCAGAAGTGCATAGGAACCGTCATCATACTTGATGAGAATTACACCATTAGAAAGAACCTTGCGTTCTACCTCTTTTGCTGCTGCAGCTTTTTTCTTTGCCATAATTGAATTAATTAAAAAGTTGTTTGAAAACTGTTTGATTGATTATAGTTTTGTAATAAACTTTTGAGTATATATCTCTTTATTTTCTTGGACAGCTATAGCTTTCAAGAATACGTTTTTATCTCTGATAGCCTCCAACTTTTGAGTAAATTCGTTTTGATCTTTTACCTCAAAAGGTTCACCCTCTTGAGTAAAATTATCATCAACTGCCTTATCTGTTTCTGTATAATACTTTTTAACCCCTACTATGAGCTTTATACCATCCCATGGATTTTCAGGCTCTTTCTTTTTTACTACCGTCATTTAGCTATTCCATTTTTATATGCAGTGTAATATATTCTAGTATATCCTTCTTGTCCTATACCTGAATTTAGAGCAATATGAATATCCCTATAACCTTTTTTATATGCCCTATAATCATGAGCAAAATGTTCAGGATATATATAGTAATCCCCACATACTTTTCTGTTAGTTACTAAATAAGCATACCATCCTGTTTTCATTTTCATAGGAAACTCTGACATTGGAACAAATCCCTGAATTAATAGTTCTTTGAGAATAAACTCTTCTTTTAGGAGTCTCCTTACTTGTGGCATATCACCCAGTCTTTGGGATACTGCCTTTTTATATTCATCCCAATGTCTTTTAGTCCATCTGATAGAACTTATGGTAGACCGTTTAGTTATGGATTTATATGCAAGAGCTACTTTTATTTGACCCCATCCCAAATCACTCTTCTTTGTAAAGAGTTTTCTTTCTTTTAGACTCAGTCTCTTTAGCCTTCGATAGCTTAACAAGCTTTTCTGGAACAGCTTTGAGTAAAGTTCTATATTCTTTTGCTCCATAATTAAACTTCTCTACCAGATTTATAAAGTATTTCTCTTTTTGTTGTGAACTAAGTCTTTTCTTTCTAGCAAGTCTTTCACCAAGAGTTCTTTGAGCACTAGATTTGGCATTTCTATATGCCTCAGTAAGCAATATCTTAGAAATCGGCTTTTTACGTTTTCCACCTATCAAAAGGGATTTACCTATTACAAATTTCTTTTCTAAGGCAGTCTTTCCTTTTATCCAATGAACTGATCTTAGATTTTCTCTACCATAATAAATTAAGAACCTTTGTCTAGCAGCCTTTAATGAATAAAATCCTTGTAATACTACCGCTGGTTCCCCCTTGTAATTATAAGACCATGGATACCATTTATGGAGATATATCTTAACATCCATCTCCCTTATTAACTTACCATGTCTCCTATGAAAATCAGCTCTTCTCTTTTTCTCGAAGTAATAAGCTCTTACATCTGGCGGTAATGAATCAGGATCTATTGCTCCATTTACTACTGTAGCTTCTTTAATACATTCTTTGTATCTGTCTAGAAAACGTTTATCTCTTTGCCTATACTTATGGATCTTTATCTTACCCATAAGTACTTTTCTCAGCCACAGCTGCTTAAAATATATACTGGGGTTATTTATTATAGCAGGTGGTACCCATGGTATACCAAGCTTATAACAAGCTTCCTCAAAATCGTCATGACTATGAAAATACCATATTCTTGGCATATATACCTATTCTTTCTTTTGTTTACGTAGTGCTGCCCTATACCATTGCTGAATGGACTTCTCTTTAGCATCCGGGAATTTCTTTTGTACTCTTCTGATAATACGATCTATTGGTAATTCTTTATATGTTAGCTCAAAAACATATGATTTCTTAGTTCCTTTCCAAAGACCGTTATCATCCTTTTCTTTCTTAGGTTTCTTGGGTTTCTCTAACCCTTTGATTCTCTTTGTCTTCTTCTGCTTTGTTACAGTATCCTCACTGATAAATCCGAGATTAAGTTGATAACTTCTCATTGGATCATCTTTATCATAACCTGCTAATTCAAGTTGATTATCCATCCACTTGTCATATTCATCAATGAGGGAATTGTCTGGCTTATTATTCGAATGATGAATATATGAAGCCAATCCATTGTAGTCTGCAGAACAAGCATCTGGGAATGGCATACCAAGAGAAACTGCCCTTCTCTTCATATCCTTGTAGGTCATATTTTCTAACCCACTACCCATTACCTTGATCTTCTCTTTGTTTAGTTTTAAGGGCCTTTTGTCCTTTTTCTTTCCTTTGCGCATATCTATATAAGTATAAAATTATATTTTTATTTCTTCATTGCAAATATAAACAAATTTATCGAAGTTACAAAATATCTGTATAAAAATTCTAAGAGTTTGATACTAGATTCCTCTTCCTGTGTAATTTATAGGCAGTATCTAGAGTCTCACATGTAAAATCCATGTTATTTATTGATTTGTAGTTAATAGATTTCTGGATTATTTCTCTGTACTCTTTCCAGAACTTCAATCCACCTTTACTATCAACAGTTTTTTCAAAGTATCTTGTCACCAAAAACCCGAAAGTATCTGCAATAGTTTGACTTTCGAATATGTATATCCTTAAATCTGTTATAGCCTTAATAACATCATCAGATTTTTTTATGGGCATTACACCATACCCTTCTTCTGGAAAAAGTTCATCTGAAACTATAGCTGTAAAATACCTTCTACTTGATGGACCATTTTTCCAATACTCAGTTATCAATTGCCTTATCTTGAAATCTGGTATTCTATGAAGGTATGATAAATATACCTTATCCTTCTTGGTCGATCTTCTTTTGTATGCAGTGGGAGCTTGCAGTATTCTTGGTAGTATTCTGTAATTATTCCACCTATCAAACTCAAGAATCAGAGCATAAAGGTCTTTATCCCACTTATTCTCTGATTCTTTCAACCTCTTCATATTGCTTATGATTCTTGGATTGGTTATAGAAGTTAACAACCATGATGAATCACCAGAATGTATCTTAGCTTCCTCTTTTGATAACCTTTTGATCATTGCTCCAAATAAGTAATCCCTGAACCTTGGCTCTATTGGTGATTTTGGGTTTACCAGTGAAGGATGCAATTCAAAGTAATCAGAGAATAGCTTAAAGAATTTCTCTGCCCTGGCCTTTAATTCTAAATACTTATAATGGGGCATCTTTAGAATCTCTCCAGCTTCCCAAGTAGATAACCCGTTGCCCTGAATAAACATTAGGCTATTTTTCTCTGGATCTGTCAAACAATCCCAGGCTAATTCTTGATGTCTTTCCATATTAGTATTGTTTGTTCATTAGAATCTCTTCAGTACTACCATCTGGAATCTGAGATAAATCTACATCATAGTCTGCAGAATATAGCTTATATTCATCTGACTCATGATATGCAGAGTATAATACATTTTCTCTTGGTACCTCTATTTCCAGACTACCATTCATTTCTGGGTATAACCTAACTAACATCATCTTAGTATTTAGGTTATTTTCCAACAGTATTGCTGGAATCCCTTCGAATGGGTATCCTCTAAGTATTACATAATCTCCAATAGCTACTCTTGTTATGTCATCAGCCGAGAATATCTTATTGGCTTTTGACATCCTTTTGTATTTCTTTACCTCTTCTCTGGTTATGGTAGCTACTACTGAGTAATCATCAAAGTCCTCTGCATTATCTACTCTCAGCCTTTTTCTTTTGGGTCTGTAGTCTAATGACTTTAAAAATGAAAGTATTCCTGGTATATCCTTCTTGAGCTTATTTAAGTAATATCTATCGAAGGCTTTCTCCGGTTTCATACGAATGAAACCGTAATTGAATAATAATGGTACATCTTCGTACTCATTGCTACCTTTACGTGATTTCTTTAATACACTGATAATGGGGATAATGGCCTTCACGTTTTTATACCCCCTATTCTTTAAGTCGGAGTTTATTCTCTTATAGAACTTCCTATCAAGCCTAAATATGCAGTATACGTAGGGGGTTTTCATATTACTTTAATAATTTGCGTACATACTTATGTAAATCTCCATAGTTTATCAACCTCTGTACTTCCTTAAACATATAAACAAAAACATGTATCTTTGGAGTACTTATTTCCATTCGAGAAATTTCTGGTGATTGATCCTTCAAAAAAGAATCCACTTCTTTATTTACCATAAAGAAAGCTTCTCCCTTTGGCATAGAATTATACCTCATAATAAGTACTGGTATCTTCTTAGCCCTTTCTGCATCTCTATTAGCTTGAGTCCAAAAGCTATTTATTTTACAACTTTTTATACCCAGTAGTAAATGCTCAAATTTTATATCCTGATAACTCTTACACTCTACTGATAAAGAAAATCTTTTTGCATGCCTTGGATCAGAACATACTACATCAGAAGATATATTATCTGCTTTTTTCCATCTTAATCCACCACTAGCTGGAGTTCTAGAAAATTCATATCCTGACCAATTTTGGAATGCCTTGCAAACAGATCTTTCGAATCGATTACCTTTGCTTTTACTGTTCTTTCTCATGATTTTATACCTTTATGACCAATAGTCATTATTGGTATTGTGAAAGGCCCCTCTCTCTGGTCACAGTAAGCACCCTGGCATTTGGTATTGGAAGTGATTCTTGATGTGAGATTAAGTATAGGGTTTTATCTCTGTATATTTTTCGTATTAAACCTATCACTAAATCAATATATTCTGAACTAAGGTTTTCAAATACCTCATCAAAGAATGCTATATTTATACCCTTAGCTTTAGTCATCACTTCATTCATGGCAAAAGCCATAGCTAAGTTGACCAATTGTCGCTGGCCTCCAGATAACTCTTCATAGGATACTTCTATACCATCCATTATGATTTGGGTATTGAAGTCTTTCTTCACACCTTGTATATCCACATAGAACAATATACTGAACCCCAATACTTCTGAGTATGAATCAAGAGTCTCATTCAATATATCTAATGAGCTTTCAAATAAGAACGCCTTTATTCCCCTGTTACCAAGTGGATCATCCATCACCCATTTGTAATTATCTACCACTACCTTCTTTTCTTCCATCTGATTTTCTATATCAGACAACTTATCTGTTAAGGTAGATAATTGTTCTTTATACTTCTTAATAAGGCTTACGTTAACACCAGTCTTTTTCTCTGAGGATAAGTTTTTGATTTCAGCCTCTATATTGTCTATATCTCTCTGTACCTTTTTTGATTCGTATTCTTTATCTTTTATATCCTCTAACTGATCACGATAGCTTGATATGCTATCTGATATCTTGGAATATTTATCTTGAAACTTCTCTATGTCTCCGAATGCTTTTTTAACATCCATTAGACGTTTCAAAGAGTTCTTAATATCCCCTTTCTTTAATAACTTTATAATAATACCAATAAACTCTTTTAGAGATACCTTAGTTTTACTTCTGGCATCATTTATTCTATTAAGTAATTCCCTTTGAGAATCCTTTGCTTCTTGTATCTTTTGTTCAATTAGGTTCTTCTGAGTTACTGTATCCTTAAGCTCATTTGATTTTTTAGCCTTAGCTAGCATGGATAACTTCTTTTCAAGTGACCTTATCTTTGAAGAGATATCAGTCTTTATATGTTTTGATTGTTCTTTTAAGTCATCAAGCATCCTTTGCACTGACTGTCTCTTTTCTTTGATTGAGTAATATTTCTGATGGGTATCATTATACTCTTCTAATGATTTAGTGTAGTATCCCTTGGCAATTTCCCTTGCCTTAGAGATATACCCCAATTCAAATATCTCCTCGAATAAGTCTTTCTTATCAGAGGGAGATTCTTGTATCAACCTTTTCATTCCCTGACCAAACATTATCGAATTCATGAAAAGGTCATAAGACATACCTAAATCAGCTACTATAAGCGCTTGTATATCATTCTTATTTTTATCTGATACCTCTATAGCATCTATCTCATAAATAAGTCTGTCTTTTCCTTTTGATCCATTTACTTCACCCTTATATTTAAGGCAACGTGTTATCTTATGGATTTTACCACTTTTACTAAAGTATACCTCTACTTTAGTACCATGATAATTCTTTTGTCTATACTTCTCCCAAGTATTAACATCTGACTTACCTTTTATATTCTTACCATATACTGCCCATACCAAAGCTGATAAGATTGTAGTCTTACCTTCTCCGGTAGCTCCCCTTATTATGGTTATTCCCCTTGAACCAAGATTTAATTCTAAATATGGTATAGAACAGAAACCCTCTATTATGATATTACCGAACTGTATCATTCTGCCTCCTTTATTACCTTTAACAGAGTTGTCTTTTTTTCCTTATCTTTTATCCCCTTTGCCTTCATATACCTCCTTACCATGGATTTCTTAGAAAGTTCCCTGGTTATTTGAGGGGTATCTTCTACTTCCATAACTTTAGACTTACTAGCAATGACCGTATAGTAATTACCATCATCCATAATTTCATCTTCTGATGATACATCCACAAATTTAGGAAAGCCTTTGAATGGCTTGAATTCCATTGAGAAGTCTTCATATATTTTCCAATAACCAAGTTTACAATTACGATCTGTTCTTCTTTGTTGTAAAGGAGCCCCAACCATGTATACTTTCTTCCCTAACCTTTGAGGTTTATGTATATGACCTATCAATACTAACTTGAATTTGGTTAGTAGGTTTACATTCAAATTCTCTACTGTTCCAACTTCAGTGTTATCTGTATCTTTAGCTCCTGGGTAGTCTGTATGTAACAATAATATGGTTGGCTTTAACATAGCCCCTTTCAATTCAGCTTTTATCAAACTATCCAACCCTTTATTGTGATCAATATATGGGATACCTACTACTCTGAACTTACCAAAATCATGGTATGAAAAATCTATATTGTGTAAGAATGAATACCTACGACATAAATTTGCCCAATGCGATGATGATCTCCTCTCTATAGTATTACTCTTCTGTAAATCATGATTCCCTGATATACCATATATGTTGAATTCTTCACACCTATTTAATTCTTCGAACTGTTCAATTATAATTTCATCCAGTGAAGTACTTATAAATTCTGGACGGTGCATAAAATCCCCGCAAAAGAATGCTGGACATTTATACTTAATACATAAGTCTTTAATCAAATAGAGGACCCTTATATGATTCAGGGTCCTCTTGTTATCTTCATTGAACTTAGAATATTCTCCTAAGTGCAAGTCAGAAAATGCTATTCCTATTACCTTCATAACCGAAGAAACTTCCTAATTAAGTATTCTCTCTTTTCGTGATTCATCTCATCAAGTATGAGAACTTTTACCTTATAACCCATTATATCCATCACTCCAGTATCTGGAACTCCATTACAAAGTTGATATACTTTTGAATCTGGTGTATATCCCCATACTTTTAATAAACCATACATTATTTGGGATACTTGGTATTGATAGTACTTTGATAATACTCTTTTACCGTTGTTCTCGGTTACCCACTCATTAAAGAATTTCTCTGAAAATGGTATGAATATCAAATGTGTACACTGTTTACCAAGTAACATTCTACATAAGTTTATAGCATGATCTAGATCACATTCTTCAATTCTATGGGATAACTTATTAATGAAATATGCTGCAGAATCAAAGTATGATCTATCTGTTACAAAGTTATCTTCCATTCGGAAAGCTTTGTTACGTAGATTCAATACTTGCATATCTTGCATGAATACCGTCTTTGCATCTTGCTGAATCATATCAGCATGTGGCATATCTTTTGTTTCTGGTACTAAATCTGAATATGACCCAGATATGAATGGTATATTCAATAATTCTGCTATTTCCTTAGCTATAGTAGTTTTCCCTACTCCAGAAACACCGGTGAACATAATTTGATACTTACCGTGATACATAAGTCTGTAGTTTTTTGAATGGTTCTAAAAAATCTGGTATCTTGAAAGATCTTAGGTTAAACTTATCTAATACCATGAATAACCTATCTTTCCTTATATTATTAGTACATCCTTTTACCCAAGGGACTTTCTTTATGGGATACAGATTCAAAGCAGATCTCAGATCTATCAGAGACTTATTCTTCTTATATAACTCTTCTAATTGATCTCTTTCTATACCTTTGAATTCTGCTTCACTATCATTAATAAAATCTGCTATACTACCAAATTTATCAAGGAATGATCTAGTCTTTACTTCTCCCATACCATAATAACCAGGTATGTCATCTGACTTATCTCCGTTGAGTATTAAGTAGTCAACACATTCTTCTGCTGAATATCCCATTATCTCTCTACATGTCTGGTTATGTACTAGAGTTTCTTTACTTGGGTTGAATATCTTTACCTTCTTATCTAACAATTGACAGAAGTCTTTGTCAGAGGATATTATCAGTGATTTGCCTTTATGGTTTATTACTAACCAAGCAATGTAATCATCTGATTCATGTCCCAATCCTTTATTGTCTATGATCATTTGAACTCCAAGTAATCTCAATATCCTTCTCAACAAAGCCAATTGTTTATTGAAGTCTTCATAATCCATACTTACCTTACTTCTGTGAGCTTTATAACCCTCCAATAAGTCATTACGGAAGTTTGATGATTTACTCTTATATGTATCAAATGTAATTACCACATGACTTGGCTTAAACCTTACAAGGTATGAACCAAATATTCTTAAGAACCCATATACTAATCCTGTTCCAGCTCCATTATTAGCTTTAAGATTCTTAAACTTATAGTATGAACGGTGAGCAAGGTTACTACCGTCCACTACCATAAGCATTCTTGGCTTTCTACCCCTCGTCTGGGATGATTTCATCTTCTTCTGTATCATCTGATTCTATTTGAGATTCATAGTCTAAATCTTCATCAACAGGGAACATATTTCGTGTAATCTTCTTTAGCTTACGCTTAGTAGTTCCTATGGTATTTATTCCTGCTGCCCTGAGTAATTTTTTCCTAAGATCTCCATCTTCTTCTATCAACCTATGGAAAGCATCTTCACCACGGCATAGTTTATTACCCTCGAACACGTATGTACCTCCACCAAGCTTTTCAATTACACCAGCATCTTCTAAAGATTCTTCTAACCAGAAGTATCTATCGAATCCAATCTCATGATACTTTGGGTTGAAATATATCGGGGCTTTAGATATGGTTTCTCTTGGGGGAGATACCTTGTTCTTTTTCATCTGAATAGTTACATACTTACCCGCCCGTCTTTCCTTGCCTTTATACTTAATCTTTAGAGTCTTACCTGAAAAGAAAGCCAACCTTATTGAAGCATAGAACTTAAGAGCAGCACCTCCGGGAGTTGTGTTAGTATCTTGACCAAATCCTGCTCCCAGTTTACTACGCAATTGATTGATACACACCATAGTTACACCTAAGCGATAGAATAATTCATTCCTTATTCGGAACATCTTATATATCTGCTTAGCTCGGTTACCCATTTCGGCTTTACCATCTGCCATCTTTGCATCTATGGCTTCTATTGAATCAAGAGCAGCTATTGAATCTATCACAACTATGATTGGTTCATTATTCACTAACTTTGATCTCCAATATATTGCCAAGTCTGCTATTGCATCAGATATTGTTTCTATACGGGTATCATTTAATACTGTTACTCTTTCGGGATCCAATCCATTCTCTTCTGCCCATGAATTCATCCATGCTTGTTCAGCATCTACCCATATTACATGACCACCTAGTTGTTGAGTAGCATAAGCAAAGTTATATGCTATCAGTGATTTTCCAGATGATTCCTCACCCATTATTTCAATTATCTTACCGAATGGTACACCACCACCCATTTGATAATTGAGAGCAAAGAAAGTAGATGGAATCCATAATCCATGATGATTTATGGTACTAGCTTTAAATTGTAAAGATGACCCATACTTCTTGAGTATCTCATTTTGTGTTGGTACCTTAAATTTCCTGCCTCCTGATTTCTTAGGAGCTTTTGCCTTTCTTGTCATACTTATTTGATATTAGATGAAAAGAGTGGGATATAAACTATACCCCACTCCCTGTTTAGGTATATATCTAGAGATTTTAGATATCACCTTTATATTTCTTTCCGTTTTTCTTCTTTTTATCTGCTAGCTTGCTCTTAGAAGATTTTACGGGTGCATCATCTTCATCCTCATCATCACCTCCTTCATTAAGGAAAGATGCCAACTTCTCTTCCAATTGATCATAAGAAAGGATACTTGCTCTTACTGCTTTCTCAAGATCTACATCATCTCGGTATTTCTTATCCAGCTTGGTTTTCTGACATGGTGATACAGAATAGCTTGTATCCATCTTACCAGATCCAGTTCGGGTAATCTTAATATCATACCCCTCAATGGGATCGGTCATATCACCCCAATCCTCCTCATCAAGGTATAAATCTATGATATCCTGATATACCGAACGGGGTACCATCATGGGTCTATCAATCTTATCAGGATCTACCTCTTTTCCCTTTGTATCTTTATAAGCTATTACCCCTAATATATACCTTCTTCTCGGTACTAACTTAGATGCAAGTGCCTTATCATCTGGATCATCAGAATTCTTAAGCTCCTGGAATTTCTCCATGAAAGGACATGGCTCATCAAATGTTGCCGGGGATATGATACCACCATCCTTTGGACCAAGATAGAATTGAACAACTTCTATACCAAGTTCCTCATCGGCACCTCGGGATTTAATACGTACTCGTATTGTTCCTTCTTTTGGATATATCATCCCTCCACCACCACCTCGCTTTTCTAAATCCTTCTTTCTAGCGAGCATTTTCTCTCTAGTAGTCATTACACTACTTGAACTCTTTTTAGTTTTCTCTTTCATAGCTTTATTTATTGGTTTCAATATAAAGTATCTCGTTCAATGATAATATAGTTGTTACCTGATCAGGAAGGTCTATTACATCTAATTCTTTACCTGCATATAGACCATAAGTTACTACTGCACCAACCTGAAGACCTGGATAATCTACTTCCTGTTCTTTGGTAATATACCCAACTTGAATTACTACCCCTTTACGTGGTACAGTATCCTTATCATGATCCTGTGGGATATAAAGACCACTCTGAGTTTTAGTCTCTGATGTTACCTTCGGGGATACAATTAATACCCTCCCACCTGTTGGTGTTCCTACACCTTTCAGTTTTTCGTTTAACCATTTTGCTTCTTCTACTGAAAGAAGGTTTAATTCTACTTTTGACATAGTTACTGTTGTTTACGTAAGTTAGCTGATACAGTTCTCAATATGTTTTCTCTTGACTCGTATGCACGACATATTCCAATGAACTTATTTGCATTGTATTCTGCCTTCATATACCTTTTCAAAGCTCCTTGATAGGCTTTATTATTTTCTGCCTTATGTGAAGCTGCCTCATTATTTACATTACCTGACTCCTTATAATAAAGCCATGCCTTGCTATATGCTTGATCTTTGGCTTTTTCAAGCTTATCCCTTTTATAGATAAGCCTATCCCTAACCATTACAAGTAAAGCATAATTAGAAGGGCTCTTTCTTAAAGACTGATTAACCAAGTTCTCATCAATCATGAGCTCCTGATCTAAATCAATCTCATAGGTCTTCCCTTGAAAAAGTATCTTCAAGGTATTTTTCTTAATCTGGGATAACCGTACTACCTTTTGACTTTTTTCCATATAACACCTCTTTCGTTGAAGTATTTATACACGGTCATAATACTTATTTTGTATTTGGCCTTTATCTGTATGTTACTCATACCACTTTCATAATCTTCTATCATACTATTTATAGACTCATCATTTAACTTTTGGCTTGGTATATTAAATCTACCATCATCTATACATTGTTTAGTATTTTCTTTATGAGTACACCAGTATAAGTTTTCTACTGTATTGTTTTCCCTATTATTGTCTTTATGACCTACACATGGCTTATTATCTGGGTTAGGTATATAAGTTTCAGCTACTAACCTATGTATGTTAAATGTATACTTAACCCCATCATTATTTCTTAAGCTTACTATAATGTAACCATTATTCTTCTTTCTCTTAGCCATTTTCCTCCAAGTAACTTTGTCTTTATACTTGGAGTATACATCACCACTTCTTGTAACATGATAACAATCAAAGTATGGTATATTACCTTTCATATATCCTTTTCTCAAATTCCATTTTATTCCTAGCTATCTCTTCTGGATACAACTTAGGGTAATCTTCTATTTCAATACCTCTGTACTTACGATGTTCTTCTAAGTACTCATCTGGATTAAAATCTGGTTTAAGCATTTTCCTATAATCATAACCGGGTATAAATGGTAATTCCTCTGCCATTGAACGTCCTATAACAAAATCCATGCTCATATTGACGTCGTCTATCTGAAAGTTAAAATATTCTTTTGTATTAGGGTTACGACAAGTTTCCCATATTTCATGTACTACCCACGTATTTATATATTCTGGCCTCACCAAATAGTAGGTAGCATCGTGAACATTACAAGTCTCTTGCATAAATGGCAACTTACCTTGTCTCATTTTCCAATAGTTTAATACTGAAGCAAATAAGTTCATATCAGATGCTGCTGATTGACATGGCATATTAACAGATAATCGTACTGCGTATGCTGCTTCTTGTTCATTATCGGAATATACCTGAGGTAACCTTCTCTTTCTTCCGAACAAAGATTTTATATACCCATGCTTAATCAATACCTTTTCTTGATGAATCATGAACTTTTTAATCTTAGGATGTTCATAGAAGAATTCATTTAACTGCTGCTGAGCTTCATCTGGTGTTACAATAATACCAGCTTTTGGATCTGACAATTTAACTGCAAGCAGTTTCTTCTGAATACCATAGATAATACCGAAGCAAATCTGTTTTGCCTGCTTTCTTCGGTTCTTCCAAAGATTATGATCTGGGTGTTGTTCATCACTGTAAGCTTTATATGCTTCCTCATATGATACCCCATACTTCTTTGCTGCAATAGCAAGGTGAGGATCCTGACCTTTTGCAAAAGCCTCAAGATATGTTTCATCCCCAGACAGATGAGCCATGATTCTTAACTCTGCTTGAGAGTAGTCAAGGGCCATGTACAACTTACCATCTGGGGCTACTAATTGCTTCTTTATATTTGGGTCTACTGAAGTCTTGGGTATCTGTTGAAGATTTGGTTCTTGTGATGATAATCTCCCAGATGTCGTATTGCTATTGATGAAGTTAGAACGAGTAATATAGCTATGTTTATTATTCACTGATAAATCGTATATTGTTCTAACACCAATATACTCCATCGATACTATACGAGTTAAGTATATCTCTTTCCTTCTTTGACCTAATATTATACCAGATACCTGCTTTTGGGAAATATTAAACTTATGTAATATTTCTGATTGAGTATATCCATCCTTATACATCTTTAATATTTCTCCTACCTCTTTAGTACCTATCTTACACTGTCCATTTATATTACCATTAGTATATATTGACCTTGTATACTTATATGCTCTTAATATGTTCTCTCTTTGTGTTATACACTGTAGATTTTCTGGCCTATTATCACTGGGATCACAGTTAATATGGTCTATTACCATATCATTGGGTATCTCGGTATTATTAAATACAGACCATACTAATCTAGATACTGAAAAAGCATATTTTTTGCCACCCCTCCTAAAATATACTGTATATCTACCTTTATTCCTTTCCCTTGGTATTAATTCATGTGGATGATTGTAATCCAATATACCCCTGCCACCAGGTGTTTTCACAGAGTATACTTTACCTTCATTAGATACCAAATACCCGTTCCAATTAGGTATTTCTTTGAAAACTACTTCAGAGGCTGATTTACCAGTTTCTGGTTTAGATATATCAAATTTAGAAGTATCATACATTATTACGTCTAATTTCTTATGGTATATCTCTTTTACTGTTTTCCATCCATTGGTAGTCAGTAATTTATGTTCTTTTGTACATTTTAATACATCACCTGTATCTGTAGTTAATTTATATGCCTTCTGTACCCCCTTATTGATAGTATGAGTTACTTGCTCCCATGTACATTCGTGAGATAATATCCAAATATTATCCTTTTCTACATTAAGTATGCCTGGCTTTTTAGGGCATATATCCCTTATCCTTATATCCCTGTCTTTACCTATTAATCGTGTATTCCCTGTTACACACCCATGTATCAAAAATCTACCATGTAATTTACTATCATCCTGTACTTTATCATGCCACCCTTCTATATATGTAGTGTACATCTTCTTCAATCCTCTCAACTTGAGTAGATTATCCAAGAATATTGCTTTTGGACTTTCTGGATTTTTAATTGACAACCGAAGTTCTACCAATGTATCCTCATCAGTACTCGGCTTATCAGTATCACGATTGGTAGTCTTATCCTTTGTGTATTTTATAATAGGGAATTTGAACCCTTTTTCAGAATATAACAACATCGGTAAGTCTACTGGACTACCAAGATTTATATCCCGAGTTAATTCCAATTCCTTCTTTGTTGTAAATACACCAGCTCTTATGTTGGATATTTTCTGTTCCCTGCTAGCTATCTTCCTTGCATCTTTTGGATCACTATAATCCAAGTCTTCAAGTTCTCTTTCAATTGAAGAAATGTATTTGCTTATTCTTTCTTGGATAAGCCATCTAGAGAATCTTTTTACTCTTGGAAGATTCAAGCAACCAGAAGTTGCTTGATCAATCTTTGGTTTGTAAGATTCAAGTAATTCTTGATTGAACTTTCTATCAAGGTATAATCCGGTTTTTTCTGCATGCTGCAATACCCTGGAAGCTGGCATTATCAAATGCCTTAATAAAGGATACATACCTATTTCTATCAATTTGTTCTCAAAGAACATAGATAATCGTAAGGTATAATCTGTATCCTGACATCCATATTTGCAAAGTTGTTCTAATGGCTTTTTATCCCATGGTATCTTATCAAACTTATCTGCCTTCTCATAATCCCCGTGTTCTGGTAAATACCTACGAACCATCGATTTAAGGTCATTCGGTCTCTCTTCATTTAAGAGGTACTTCATTAACATACCATCTAATACTGTACCTCTTACATATATACCATACAACTCAAATATCTGAAGGTCAAACTTCAGATTCCAACCTACTTTGGTTACTTTTGGATTCTCAACTACTTTTCTACCAAAGTATAGAAGCCATTTTTTCCAATGAGGGTTATCATATTCATGATGACATAATGGAATAGATACTCCAGAACCAACCTGAAAAGTTACTGATAGAATGGTTGGTCTGAATGTTTTATTGTATATGCCTTCAGCATTGGTCTCATAGTCAATTGAAGCTATACCTGTCTTCAGACAAGCTTTCACAAGTTTCTTAACCTGTGAAAAACTCTTAATTATGGCATATCTTGACTCCAT